TATTCATTGCAGCGTTTATATCTCTGTCAAGTACTTTTACTATCAGAAAATACATCGAGAGCCAAGGTTGAGCAATTCATCCCACCCACTGAAGATGAGTGGGTTTTCTTGCTCTATTATATATAAAGGTAAAGTTATTGATTTTTGAAATATAATTTATCGTTTCTTTGACAGCATTTTCAGATAAAACATTTTTCTTTTTGATTTTTTCAATTCTATGACAAATGCATTTACTATTTTTGTTTACCAAATTATCATAGTTTTTTTCTGTTATTTTACCACAATTTTTACATTTAACCAATAATTTAGTTTTTCTACAGCCTATCCATTTTCCGCCAACAAAATCTAAAAAAATATAGTCATTATTTTCGCAAGCTGATTTTATTAATGGCAGTATTTCATCACGAGAATTATGATAGTTTCTTCTCCTTTCGTGGCAAAACTTGCATTTACATGATTTTTTAACTAGCGTTACAAACGTTTTATAAGACTCATTACCACATTTTAAACAAATAACCTTAAAACGAGCATCTCTATTTAAATCATAATCAAAATCATTATCAACAAGCTTAAAACCTAGTTCCGAGCATTTATCTTCTATTATTTTTCTGTCTCCTATCATCAACGTTTATTGGATAATAATCTTTATACTTTTGATTTACATATTCTCTAGCAGCATACCAAGTCTCCCTCATCTGGCCAATTGAATTGTGAGCCAACCTTATATTTGTTGTAACGCCAATCTTTGTTTTTCCATCCAAATAATTGTCAAGGCAAAAAGTTATATCATAGTAATCGAAGCCTTTCAAATCCTTATCAAATTGTTTCGTTATTCTCTTTCTATGAACAGCAATAAATAACCCATCTATTACACATACCTCTTGCAAATCCTTATCCAATAATGGAGAAAATGATGTTAGCCACGATTTTCCTTCATGGCGATGCAAAACTTGCCCATATTTCTTTTCATATTGCCACCATGCTGCGTTTTCATCAAATTGTGCAGAGCCAGCAACGCCAATTATGCCATAATCTTCGTGCTCATTGAAAAGCCTTAATATTTCGGCTCCCCAGCCTTTTCTTAGAAATTCAACATCATCGTGAACATATATAATAACGTCATATTCACATTTTTCTGGTGAAAGAACTGTGTTATATATTTCAGTAAGCCCTACTCCTTCTGGGTTATATATATAAAATATGTGTACATTGCATCCACAAGTACTTTGCACGTGTTCTATTATTTTATTTTTACGTTCATCGTTATTACGAGAACAAATTACTACTGCTATGCTATCTTCCATTGTCTTTTTTTATAAAATATAATAATTAAATATGAAAAGTAAACAAAAAAAGTCGGAATAAAATTCCGACTCTTAAAAAAAGTAATTAAACAATGAAGTATTTTAGGTAATGATATACCTGTTGGCATAAACCTTCAGGATTTACTATCTTGGCGTTTCATAGGGAGTACAACCACTTTACCCTCAACGCCCTTCAAACCGCTTACCTACGGTCCGTTATTTCTTCAATGCCTACCAAGGCTTGAAGCATTTTATCACTTATTAACAGAATTATATGTATTATTTGAAATAATTACAATTTCTGCTTTTTTAAGTTCATCAAGTGTTTTTGAATTGGTATAGCTCATTGCTGACCTTAAATAATCTGTCATATTTTCGACCCATGTGCTCATGGTATATTCTACTTTTATGTTTTTTTCTATACCTTCACTGGTATGCGTTTTTTCTCCTTTCATTGCAATTTGCCCAGCTTTTGATGCCATACCATATGTTTTTGCTATTATAGTTCCAATATGGTGATTATGTTTTTCTGTATTTCTTCCATCATTGGACATTTTACCAATAAATTCATCTGTATAATCTCCATACCATTTTCCATTTTCATATCTTAAATTTTCATATCTATTAATTGGAAATTTTAAATTTATTGGTTTGCCTACCGATGAATAACGTTCCATATATTTTAAAGCTGATGATTCTAGCATTTTTGAGAATATGCTTCCACACATTACATAATCTGACCCAAGTGCTATTGCTTTTATTACATCTGAATAATTTCTAACCCCTCCATCAGCAATAATTTTTGGCAATGAATTATTATCTATTCCTTTATCAATATATTCTTGTTTAATTTCTGCAATTTCTGATATTAGTGAGGCAATAGGATAACCTATGGCGGTATTACTTGATGTTATACAGCAATTGCCAGTGCCTACTGAGCATCTAACATAATCCACGTGGTTTTCTACACATGCCCTATATGTTTCTGGATTTGCAATATTGCCAACCATTACAACAATGGAATCTCCAAATATATTCTTTGATGCTCTCACAGCCTCATACAGTCTTGCTACATGCCCATTTGCAATATCAATAAGTGCCTTAATGGTATCTTTATGCGTTTTATGCTCTTTTGTAAACTCATCTTCAAATTCTTGCAATGAAAACGCCGCCCATTTGTTGTTAAAGGAAAATTCAATTCTTGTCTTTAAATCAATCGTTCTTGGAAGAATTGGAATTATACCATTTTGTTCAAACAACTCGAAATTATCAACCCCAACAACGCTATCCATAGGCGCTGTAAATAATGGTAGCTTGCCATTATCGTCAAAAGGATTGCATTCTGCCCTGTGACTGATTGTAGATAGGATTGCTGGTTTAATTAATATGTCATTGTAACTGTATTTCATTGAATTCTCCGTCAATTTTCCCATATGTGTTTTCTCCATCATTTATATAATAATTTTTTATTAGATTGCCTTTAACTTTTGACTCTATTGCATATATAGGTATATTAAAAGAATCATTGTTATACAATCGGTTATTTGAGCAAACAGTAACAAAACCATTATTTTTTATTTCTTTCACTAAAAATTCCATCTTTTGGTATGAACAAAGTTTAACTTCATCTCCCACTGATAAATTGTGCTGAACGTAAGTATTTTTTAAAAAATCTTTCCATTTTTTATTTAAACGATAAAGGCTTCTTCTTTTGGGGGTGTTGGCATGTCCTTTAAACATTGATAAGCATCCGGCGGTAATCCGAAAAAAATCGTATAATCCTCCATAAACATAAATTTTTTTTGATAAATGTTCATCAGAACTTAAAAAGTATGTTCCTTTAATACCAGACATTCGTCCGTCGCTATAAGCATAATATATGTTATTTTCTTTTAAAAACCTTCTAAATAATTGCGATAATTCCATAACATTTTATTTTTTAACAGAAGTGCTGCCAAATCCATTGCAGCCTCTTTCAGTTTCTGATAATTCCTTTTTTTCTATTAATTTAACATCCGGATAAGGCAAAACAACCATTTGTGCAATCCTATCACCTACCTTATAAGGTGCAAATAACATTGTATTGTTCATAACTTCCATCCATCCCTCTATACTTTCTTTTGTTGCCTCTTCCAAGCTCTTACCCTTTTCTATGGCGTTAAAAAAACTAATAGTTCTGCCTTCAAGAGCCTGTTGCCTTAATGATGTTCTGTTTTTGAAACATAGCATTATTTCGCCACGATATATTGCGGAATCGGCGATACCAACATGATTTGCAAGATAAGCTTCTGTCTTTCTATTTGAACTCCTCGGAAATAAAAATATACCATAATGTTTGTCCGTTTCAAAGGCTAAACCAGTATGATATATATAACAGTCCATATCACTATTATATTCAATGTCAATTGCCGTTAAATCCATGCCAACATCGCCATCATGGGCATAAGTTGGAATTACGGCACGCTCATCAAGCTTTTTAAATGATACCTCAAGTTTTGAGCAACCTATGGGTTTCTTAATATATTCAATTAAATCTTTATTGTCCATCATCATCATTACAACAAATTACTGCTTTTTATTGTTTGCCTCCAAATATACCATCTCATTTGCTTGCCTTACAATTGAAGCAAATATGCTTGAATGCCATCTTGCTTGGTCATCACTCAAATCTCTATCATTAATTGTCATTGCTTCAGACTCTTCCGGAGTAAATTGTATTCCGCAATTTTGACACATAACTAAAGAATGTAATCCCGTTCTAATTGATGGCTGATTCTTTGCATATTTATATAATAGGTTACGATTATTAATCTCCCATTCATTGTCATTTTTAACAAGTCTAACAGCCTTTGCTATTTGATGCAATAAGCAAACCTTAACCAATGAAGATTTATCAACACGAATGTTTTCAGGAAATAAATCATTTATCTTAACAGCATATGGAGTTAATTTAAATAACAGCGTATTGATTAATGACCCTTCAAATGCCAAACCATTATCGTTTGATAAACTAAAAGAGGCATCACGTAATAAATCCCCATATTCCTTTAATAAGCAATCGGTGTCTAAACCCAATTGATTTAACTTTTTAACATAAAGTTCAAAATTTGAATTTTTATCTGCCATAACTATATTCTTTTAAAATTAAATTTTCGTTTTTACAAATATACAAAAAAATATTAAAAAACCAAAATAAAAATTAAAAAAATAAAAAAAATGGAACAAATTTTTAAACTTGCTCCATTTTATAAAAAATTACTTTATTGTTTTTCCAAGGCTTCTATCTTTTCTTTTAATTCTTTAATAATATCATTTAAATGCGAACAATATTCTTCAAGATAAGATAATTTCAACATTGTCAATGACGTATAATCAACAGCTTTAAAGCCATCTTCTTTAACATGCACTAATTCTGATAAACCCGCTTTTTCAACATCTTGTGCAATAACACCATATGTCTTTCTCTTAGTATTATCATTTTTAAAGTTGAATGACTTAATCTGTATATCTTTTGTTTTATCAAAATCAACCTTATTAATATTTAAAATATTCTCTTTAAGTCTTTCATCAGAAGAATAAAAACCTGCGGTTGCCGTTAAAGTACCATTTACAGTAGTATTGCCATCAATGGTAATTGGACTACCAACAATATGAATATTAGAGCCAATAGTACCTAAAGTGGTGGCAGATACACCATATAAAGAAGCATTCTTTCCAGCTGTGGTTATTAAATTATCATTGGCTGTGATGGTAATATCCTTTTCAGAAGACTCTATAATGTTTTCCCTTGAAGAAATGCCTAAATCATCCGATATTGAGTCAATTACAACCTTATCACCCCTTACGGTTGTTGTTGAAGCTGTTAAATTATCATCCGTGTCAAAACCAATGTTGGTGTTTATTGAACCACATAAGTTGATATTCTTATCAGATAATACATCCATATCGCTAACAGCATTAACACTAACTCCACTTAAAGAATTTATGCTAACATTCTTATTTGAACTAATTATGGTATTTGTAGAAGAATTGGCAGAAATTGTGCCACAATTTAAATCCAACTGACTTATATTTCCATTAAACGAAGTACCATTATAAGTATTATTGCTTATATTGGTCGTTGCAGTCTGAACACTTGTGCCTAAAGTATTCGCCGTTGTTGAAATATTGGTTGCACTAACGCTAACTGCGCCATCATTTATATTAAGCGAAGAACCACTTATAACCGTATCACCCTTTAATGTTGATTTCTCAACAGCAGTGATTGAACTGAATGACGGATTTGAGCCATTCATGGCATATATGTCCATATTGACAGCAAAACCTGCTCCTCCCTCGCTTCCATCAGGAGATAATGGATTAATGGGATTGCCATGCATATCATTCTTTCCATTCACATCACTTCCATGAACGGTGTTATTTGCAACAACCTGATTTAATTTAAAAATAAGCTGAGATTTGTTGTTTTTTAAATCTGATTCAGAAGGATTTAAAACGGCCCCATAGTAAGTAAATACTTCCTTGTTCTCCATTAAATTAACCATCATCGAATCTTCAGAAAAACGAACAACATTATTGCTGCTGTTCTTCGTTGAAATAAATGCACAATTGCTGTTATTATTAACAGCTAACTCGCCAATCTCCAATGACTCAGGAGTCGGCTGCTTGTCAAACACACTACTATGTATGTGCTGAATCTTTTTTCTGTCTTTTGCCATTTTTTGTTACTATTTAGTAATTATTTTTTAAAAAAGCAAATAAAGATTTGCCTACATACATAAATATTATATTAAAGCAAAAAGTTTGCTATGAGCCACAAGCTAAAGCAAACTTTTTTTGTTTTAATTGGTTTTTGGCATGGTTTCGTCAACCAACGTAGAAGCCTATGAAATTGGCTGAATTCTACTTGCATAACTGCTCCACCCACTTGCTGCCTTATATGTGTCAACCGAAGCTGCTGGGACATATATTGGGCAATTATTGGTATTGGTTAAAGCATTTACTACCAATGTTGGAGGTGTTGTTCTTTCAATAGTTATGCCTGTAAGCCCACTACAGTTATAGAAAGCATTCATGGCTATATATGTCACGCCACTGCCTATTGTTGCGCTAATAAGACCGCTACAGCAATAAAAAGCTTGAGAGGCGATAGTTACAACACTATTTGGTATATTTATACTTGTAAGGCCACTACAACAATAAAAAGCTTGAGAGGCGATAGTTACAACGCTATCTGGTATTATTATACTTGTAAGGCCACTACAATTATAGAAAATATATTTTGATATTGATGTTAAGCCGGATGGAATTGTTAAACTACTTAGACTTGTACAGCCCGAAAAAGCTCCATCGCCAATTGATGTTATATTATCTGACAAATTAACAGAAGTTAAACTACTGCAACCTTTGAAAGCATCTTGGCCAATTACCGTGATGTTTGGCGACATGGTAACAGATGTTAAACTTGTACAATTAGCAAATATAGCACTGCCAACAGATGTAACGTTGTCAGGTATGACTATACTTGTAAGATTGCTACAGTTAGAGAAAACGCTGCCACCAATGCTTGTTACGTTACTTGGAATTGTTATGCTTGTAAGATTACTACAACCACTGAAAGAGCTGTTACCAATAAATCTTGTTGTATTTTTTATTGTATATGTTGATAAAGTTTTATCAGTAGCTTCGACCACAAATGTATCGGCATATCTAATGTTATTTTCTACCGGTAAACTCGTACAATCACTAAATATATCTCCATCAACATATGTTACGCTATCAGGTATGGTTACACTTGTTAATCCACTACAGTCTCGGAATGCTCCGCTGTATATACCAGTAACACTATTTGGTATATTTATATTTGTTAAGCTAGTGCAATAATAGAAAGCTCCACCTCCAATGTGTGTTACTCCATTTGGTATTGTAACACTTGTGAGACCACTACATTTCCAAAAAGCATTGGTTTCGAACTTTATAAGACTATCAGGCAAATTAACGCTTGTAAGTCCACTACAGCTTGCAAAACAATTACGCCCAATAAATTTTGTACCATCTTTTATTGTATATGAGCTAAGTGTTTTGTCAACAGCTTCAACGGCATATGTATCTGCGTATCTAATATTATTTACAACAGGTAAACTTGTGCAATTTCCAAAAACGCCATATGTGCTAAAGTTATTGACTCTTTGTCCAAAATGTATTGTTGTTAGCCCACTACATCCGTGAAAAGCACGTTCTCCGATAGTTGTAAAGCTATCTGGAATATCTATACTAATTAACTTATCAATATTATGGAACATATAATCTGGTACGACTGTTGCACTTGCGCCAAACGTAACGCCTGAATAAGTGACAGTTTGGTCTTTAGGATAATATTTAACTTCATGTATTCCTATTGTATCAAATGTATAACTTGTAACAGGACTTGACAATTCTACACCATCTATTTCCATAGACTCTATATTTTCGCTGTACCATATGGCCCTTAATGCTGTAGCTTCCGTTGTTGATGTAACGTTATATGTTGCAACCAACGGACAACCATCTTCTGATACTATTCCACTTGTATATTCGCTCCAATCTTCGTCTGCTTTATATGTGTTAATGCTATAGCATGTAACATATATTTTTCTGTCGTCTGCATTTTCGGTAAATGCTGATGCTCCAATTATTGGTGGCTCTACCGGATTAAGATAAACGCTCGTGAGGCCGGTTGATGCTTTAAACGCACTGTTGCCAATACTTGTAACTCCGCTTGGTATGTTTATTGTTTCAAGCATGTCACATCTACTAAATGCCTCATTTCCAATGGTTGTTAATGAGGAATCATCATTAAAATTAACCGTTTTAATTTTTGTACAGTTACTAAACACATCATTATTAATAGTTGTTACATTATTTGGTATATTAACCGTATAAGATGTTTCACTATTTACTTTTGATAAATTTGGACATGCAAAGAATGCCCCATCATCAATTATTGTGGTACTTTCAGGTATTGTAACGCTTGACAGATTATTGCACTCGGCATATAAAGAATTGCCAATTTTGGCTACTCCTTCTTCAATAACTGAATTTGTTAAATCTTCGCATCCACCAAATATTCCTCCTCCAGTTTCTATTGCGTTTTTCAAAGAATATTTAACAGTATGAGAACCTGTAGTGCTAAATCTAAATCCACTACTAACTGTTCTATATACTGTATTATCTATTTCTATGCAATCTATTGGAGTAGTATTTGAAGCGATGTTAGTATTATTGCTTGTACTTCTTACATTAAATGTATTTACTATTTGATAATGATTATTCTTTTTCTGAACCAATGAATAGTTAATAACTATGCCATTAAATGTATAGCTACTACTTATTGTTCTGTCTTCATATAGAGAATTCTCTCCTACAGTTATTGAAGTGGTAACACTACTGGTTTCTATTACGGTTTCGTTACAATATTTATCTACATTTATTTTCTTATAGCTAAATGATAAATTAAATGCTGAAACATTATATTCTATTTCGCTTGGATAAGTGGCATCACCAACTTGTTCATATACTATACCGGCAGTACACATTTTATTCTGTGTGACAGTATAAGGCACGCTCATGCCGCTGTAGTTATATGAATCTGATATTATTCGTGATGTACCGCTATTTGGGTTAACACCAACATATATGACAGTAGTATCACTACCGGTAGTTACGGTTTCATTACAATTTTTATCTGTAACTATTTTTCTATAACTAAATGTCAAATTAAATGAATCAACATCACCTTCTATTTCACTTGGATAAGAAGGAGTGCCATTTAATTCATAAACTGTATTTGCTGTGCAACGTTTATATTGTGTAATTGTATATGGTATAAGCAATCCATTATAGTTAAATGTATCACTTATTACCCTGTCAGTTTCAGTACTTGTATTTTTTCCAATATATACCGTTACGGTATTTGTTTCATTGGTAACGATTGTTGAACAAACTATGGTGTTTGTTGTTTTTTTACAAGTAAATGTTATATCAAACGATTCATCCATTCCATTAATTGTGGACGGATAAGAAGGATTACCTATAAGTTCATATGCTATTGAAGGGGCGCATTCTTCCAAATATACATTTATATTATCTATACAGTGTGAAACATTTGGCATTGTAGATGCGCTCTCCTTGTGCTTGTTATAATCCTCTTGAGTATTAAATAATTTCAAATAATTACCCATATTTTTTATTTAATTTTTTATGCTTATCTTTCAAAAAAATATGAATATAGTCTATGTATATTTTGTTCAAAGTTTTTCTTTGGTATCATATACTGCAAATAATGCATTGATTTCATTTTTCCATCTGCATCATTTGGTTCATCTATATTTTCCTTTTTCCTTATTATGCCTTTATCCAATAATTTATTTAGCAATTTGCTTTTGCTAATATTATTTTCTTTAAAGAAGCTACCTGGTTTTGCATTTATTGGGTCATCAAGTAATTTTTTTAAAAAGTTTTTTACCTCCGTAAAGAACTTATAAAACGTTACTTCTTCCTTTTCTTCATTTTCGCTTTCTTTAAGCATAATTAATTTATTTTCGCTTAAATATATCTTCATGCTCTTACTACAGTTGATTTCCAGAAGTTATTTCTATTCCATAATAATCTAAATAATTCGCCAACCACATCGGCAGTTAATTCTTTAACGGCTTTCTTAAAATCACGTGACGATAAAGAAGAACTAATTTTACTACTAATCATTGAATTTACTTCTGATTTTGTAAGCTCTTCTTTTATAATTTCCTGTATTTTCTTCTCGTTATAATCCATGTATAAAAAACTTTTACTATAAATATTCTATAAAACAAAAAAATACCACTTATCTTAATAAGAGGCATTATTCATAAGGTAATTATATACCTGTTGACACAATCTCCCTTTTCTGAATAAAAATACAAAAATGAGGAATTGTTTATGCAACTCCTCATTTTTTTTTTGCATATCTACTGATATTTATATAAAAATATAAAATAATATGAAATACTTAAAACTTTTTAAAACAACAGCTCAGTATGAAGAAGTTAGGCAAAACTAAGTTTTGCCTAACGTATCATTATGTGAAGATGCTCCAACTACCGTGCATTATAACCCTTTTCATGATTATTCCCAAGACTATTTCACAATGATAGTGACAAGTGGCGGAAATATTAAGTGGAGTGGTTCAACAACTGCTAATACACTATCTTACTCAAAGGATAACGGTGAGAATTGGTCGGCTGTAACAAGTGCAGATACAATATCTGTTGCAGCAGGTGATAAGGTTCTATGGAAAGGAACACCGGCACCACAAACAAATAAAGGTATTGGTAGGTTCAGTGGTGCTACTGGTGTTAGATACTCTGTAGAAGGTAATGCAATGTCATTACTGTTTGGCTATAATTTTAAAGCCCAAACAAGTCTAAATGGAAAGGAATATGCATTTTATTGCTTATTCAGTGGTAATACTAATGTGGTAAGTGCTAAAAACCTATCATTACCTGCTACAACGTTGGCAGACAACTGTTATCGTAATATGTTCAAAGGTTGCACATCATTAACGACAGCACCCAAATTACCTGCTACAACGTTGGCAAACAGCTGTTATAGTAATATGTTCCAAGGTTGCACCTCGTTAACGACAGCACCTGAATTATTACCTGCTACAACGTTGGCAGACAACTGTTATAATAGCATGTTCTATGGTTGCAAATCGTTAACGACAGCACCTAAATTATTACCTGCTACAAAGTTGGAATACTCCTGTTATAGTAATATGTTCTATGGTTGCAAATCGTTAACGACAGCACCTAAATTACCTGCTACAACGTTAGCAAGCGAATGTTATTATCAGATGTTCTATGGTTGTACAAGTCTAACGACAGCACCTGAATTACCAGCAGAAACGTTAGCAGACGACTGTTATAGTGGTATGTTCAATGGTTGCACATCGTTAACAACAGCGCCTGAATTACCTGCTACAACGTTGGCAAACGGCTGTTATAGTGGTATGTTCAATGGTTGCACATCGTTAACAACAGCGCCTGAACTACCTGCTACAACGTTGGCAAACCGCTGTTATGAAAGTATGTTCTATGGTTGCACCTCGTTAAATAGTATTACTTGTCTTGCAACTGACATTAGTGCGTCTAACTGTACATCTAATTGGGTAAATGGTGTTGCAGCAAGTGGTACATTTACCAAGGCAGCAAGTATGAGTAATTGGACAGAAGGTACTAATGGTACTCCAAGTGGTTGGACTGTGAAAGATGCAGCATAATTTGGCACACACATATAAGGGATAGTTCAAACAGTGAACTATCCTTTTTATATAATAAAGTGGGATGGATAAAAAGGTATCATAACATTTAACAAAAAAATCTGCAAGAAACGATGAGGTTCTTGCAGATTTGCATATTTATTCAAAAGGAGCGGCCTGTGTCAACAGGTATATCATTCCCTTAATTTTTTTCAAGTACGTATTTTATTAAGCCACAGTCCCATATTTTATGATAGCCTAATTTTTTAGCCATTTCTGTTTTTGACATAGACGATGACAAGTCGTGGTTTTTATTAATTAATTTCTTTTTGAAATTATCTTTATTAATTCTTTCTTTTGTATTTCCCTTACAATACTTGTAGTCTGGTTTTAAGACAATACATTTTTTAAAGCCAAGCTTTGAATATAAATTTTCATTTTCATTAATTATCCATTTTTTATCAGCAAATGTTTTTATTGTATTCCATTCATAATGTTTTTTAAAATAAGATAATAATTTTCCAATTACTCCTCTGCATTGATAATTTATATCTGATGCGCAACGATTTAACTCCCAACATTTTTCTTTCCTTTTTATAAAGCTCATAGCGCCAATAAGTTCTTTATCTTTAAAACATCCTAAATAAACAGTAGATTTTGAAAACCCTTGTATGTGATTTTTTTCAAAAAAAATTGAAGCAGTTTTGTTTGTTATTTCGTTTACAATACATTTTCTAGCATCTATTTTTTCAAGTTCATTATTAATGTGAAGTAAATGTTTTATTTTTGATAAAACAATTTCTTTGTGCATATAATATTCGTCCTCAAAAATATGAATTAAACCTATTCCTTTATTTAAGCATTCATTTGTTTTTTTAAAATGATACAATCTATCTTTGCAATATTCATCTGAATGCCATTTAAGTCCATCATACTCTATCCCTATGTCATAATCTGGTAAAAATATATCTATTTCTTTTCCATTCAAAATTTTTCTATTCCCTTGTTCTACTTTTATACCATACTCTTTAATGATTTCTGCAATGCTATTTTCCGCTTTAGATATATTTTTACAGCACTTTCTACATCCATAAGCATTACTTAAATGGTCATTTGGCGTCATCCAGAATTCTCCATGTTCGGGGCATACAATACACACTTTTGTATGAGCATTTATATATTCTACTTTTGAATAATCATATTTATTGCCATGTATTTTTCTTGCTTTCTCTATAAATTCATCTGAATTACTTAGCCTTTTGGTTTTCCTTTTTTCAATGCCACATTTTTTACAACCAACTCCTCCAATTAAATGCCTTGCCCTAATTTTAAATTCTCCATGCTTTGGACAAATAACAGTAACATACTCATCGCACCCATTATATTTAACTTTAGAATAATCATATTTGTTTCCATGGATTTTTTTTAATGCCTTAATAAATGTTTCGGTTGTGTACTTGTTTTCTTTAACTTTGGAACACATTTTACACCCATTTCCGGCCAAATGAGAACTTGGCGTTTGAAAAAACTCACCGTGTTCCGGACATATTATGCAAATCTTTGTTTGGTTATTAATATAATTTACTTTTGAATAATCATATTTATTTCCATGTATTGCTTTAGCTTTATCAATAAATTCTTTAATCGTTGATTTTTGTTTTTTTGATGACATTTCATTGAAACATTTTCTGCACCCATGCCCCTTTAAATGGTTATATGGAGTTTGCCAAAATTCCCCATGCTCTGAACAAATTATACAAACTTTTTCCTTTGCGTTTTTATATTCAACTTTTGAATAATCATATTTATTTCCGTGAATTTTTCTTGCCGCATCAATAAAATGTTCTGTTGTCATTCTTCCTCTAGAATTCCACATTTTTTCGCATTTACATTTTGGGCATCCATGCCCAGATAAATGACTATATACACTTTGCCAAAACTCACCGTGTTTTGGGCATATTATACAAACCTTACTATAACAATTAATGCACTGCGTTTTTGAATAATCATATTCGTCGCCGTGCATTAATTTTGCTTTTTTTATAAATTCTTCAGTACTTATAAAATTCATTCCCTTAATTTTTTTCCGATACTTTCTTAAGCTTTGTCATCAAGTCCGAGTCTGTAATCAGATTCTGCCTCCAATTTAGATATGCATCATTAATCTTACCTACTGTTCTAAGGTTTCTTTCGTTTAATGGCATTGCATTACACCAAATATATAGTCCTTCTCCTGGGTCGTTATATCTGAATTGGAATTTTGTGTTCATTGAAGGTAATTCTCCGTTAAGAACTAGGTCATCTGCTTCCGGATAGTATAGAAGTGATTCATCATTGAATTTAACTTGTTCTCCGACGGTTTTAATCACGGCTTCTTCTTGTGAAGTTCTTACATCTCCGAATTGTGGTGTATTTTTTGTTATTGGAAAGCTTTTTTCATGGCTTTCTTGATTTTCCTCGTTCAATTTTTTTTTTTGCGTTTCTGCTTCTTCCATTAAAATTTTTGAACGGGTTAAGAAATTATCTTTTTCGTTATTTGCTTTTTCTATAACTAGTGGTTTTACTTTGTTGTATTGTTCTTTTATTTTATCGGTATTTTCCCTAATTACGTTAAGCATTTTTTTTGTTATATCTTTTTCCATTGTGTTTAATAGTCTATTGCTTGTCCATTCCAAAGATAGCCAAAGTATTGGTTTATTCTTTTGGTTATTTTTTTCACAACGTTTTTGGTTTTTTCTTCGGTCTTTTCAACTTTCTCTGCTGTTTTTTCGACCGTTTTTTCTGATTCTACCACTGGTTCTTCAACTACTTTTTCAATGGTTTCTCCAATAGCATCTTCAATTGCAACGTCTGCTGTTGGCATTTCTTTTACCTCATCCAAAACATTTGCATTTTCTTCTTTTATTGGTTCTACGGTTTGTATATTTTCTTTAACCGTTTCTACTTTTTTCGCAACTTTTTTCTGTGTATTATTTTTATTTTTTTGTGTAGTTGCTTTTTTATTTGTTGTTTCTTTTTTTTCTGCCATAATAATTTATAATTTTACTTAAATAAATATTCTGAAACTTCCAAAAGTAAAACGTCTGACCTCATTTTATTTAAGGCACATCTTTTTATTTGTCTTACACGTTCTTTGGTTATTCCTAATATTTTTCCAATTTCTTCTAAATTTTTTTCATCGCAATTTATGCCGTAATATTGTTCAATAACAAATCGTTCCCTATTGTTTAATTTTGACAATATTTTATTCACTATAGTTTTTTGGCCTTTTTGTAATTCTTTTGTTTTATTATCATTTTCGTCTGAAAGCACTGTTTCAATTTTATTGGCATAATCATCATCGCTTTCATCTTTTAAAAGGCTTTCTGGATTTACTATATACAATGAGTCTTCTTCTTTTTCTATTTTCAATTCCATTTGTCTTTTTTTAATGAATTCGTATATAGAATTTTTAATCCACCATACGGCATATGAGATGAATTTAATATTTCTTTCCGGATTAAACTTATATATTGCTTTAATTAGTCCCAAGTTTCCTTCTGAGATTAGGTCATCTATTGGTGCTCCCTTTCCTTTATATCTGCTTGCGATATTAAAAACGAATCTTAAATTTGATGTTAAGATTTCATTTTGTGCTTTTAAATCTCCGTTTTTTGCTTTATATATAAGTTCTTTTTCTTTTTCCCTTGATATTGGTTTATATTTTTTTAGCTCATTATAATATGTTTTTACGGTGGTGCTAAAATCATTAACATATGAATTTGTCATTTAAAAGTTAAACATTTCGAAATATTATTTTTTTGCAAGGAAAATTTTGCTTATATTATCAATTTTTTCAACTGTAACATTGATGTTTGCCCAATTTTTAATTTCTTGATTGTGGCTGATTAAATATACAAAGTCAAAATTCTTAGAAATTTTTTCAATTAGATTATGTATATTTTCCAAATTTTCTTGCGAAACCCTACCGGTCAACTCATCGAGTAATGCAAAATTTAATTTTTGTATATTTGATAATTCTGCAAGAACTGACCTTAGGGCCAATGATGCTGCTGTTTTTTCAAAGCCGCTTCCGCTGCTTAAATCTGACCGTATGCCATCTTTAATAAGATAGAACATTACATCATTTTTCATATTGATTCCAACTTCAACGTCAAAATCGCAGACATCACTTAATAATTGTGATAATTTGGCATTAATTATTGGCAGCGTTTTTCTAAATACCATTTTTGAAATTCCATTTTTACCAACCAATTCCAAATATATCTTCCAATTTTTAATTAATTTTTCTTCTTCTATAATTTTATTAATTATTTCTTTATTTCCCTGAATTGAATTTTTTATATTTACAATATCTTGTTCGGATGAAATAATTTCCCTTATTATATTTTCTTTTTCTTGTCTTTTATTTTTTAAGAAAGCATCATTATTGCGCAATTGAAGGTTTATTTTATTATTGCTATCAATAGCGTCTTTATTTTTATTATATTCTTTTAAAGAAGCCATTGCATCCTTTAATTGTTCCCTTAACTTGGACATGTTTATTTCCAAAGCGGCTTTTGTCATAGATAGCTTTGATTTCTCATTGTATGAATCTCTTTTTTCTTTCATTGAGAGAATTAAGCTTTCATATTTTGAAATATATTCTGCTATTTTCTTGCCATTCTCTATTAACTTTTCAAGTTCATATTCAGATTCTTTAATTTGTTTTGAATTATCCACGTTATCCAATTTTCTTTTGCAAACCGGACAAAATTCGCTATTCTTAAGGTGCTCTATATTATGCTTTAGAGCTTTATGCTTCTCCACCAAGCTACCCCTCTTTTCTTTTAATGATGACAATTCTTGAACGGCGTTATCGTATTTCTCAACAGAAAAATCTACTTCTCCAATATTATTTATTTTATTGGTAATTTCTTCAACTTCATTCTTTTTCTTTATGCCGTCATTTGTCAGCATTTCTATTTTATAATTAAGAGTGGTAATATCTATAAGAGCCAAATTATTATCTATCTTTTGGATGGCCTGTAAAAGAGTATTTTTGGTTTCTTCAAGCGTTTCAATTTCTTTATCAACCTTTGAAGAATTGTTTTTTAAATTTGAAATTTTTTCTTCAATATTTTTTATTTTTATTTCAAAAGAAGAGTTTTCTTGCTTAAGCGTTTCAGAATTATATTTATTTGATAATAAAAACGGTTTTATTTCCAAATTAAACTTTTCTTTGGCCAATAACTCTTTTTCCTCAATAGGTAATAAACCAATCCATCTTGATAATACTCTTCCTCTTTCAGTTTCTTTCATGCTTATTAAATCATCCAAATTCGATTCCGTGATAGACATCATCAAATCAAAATCACTTTCGTTGCCAATGGATTCTTTAATTACCTTATTTGTTTGGGCTGTATTTTCTTCACTCTGATTCTCAGTATAATCTTCTAGTTCCTCTTTAACGTCTTTTACTATCTTATAGTACTCGACCTTTTGAGTTACCTTTGATTTTTCTGTTCTTTTATCCAAAGATGGCCTGGATAATGTTCTTTTAATTATATACTCCATTCCATCAATAACAAGGCATCCTTCAACAACAACATTGGTTGCTTCAGCGATATGTTTATTGAATATCTTGCTTTGAACATCAACCTTTGGAACTTTGCCAAACAACAAAAAATGAATTAGGTCTATGCCAAAAGTAGTTTTACCACTTTGATTTTGGCCATTTAATGATACTATGCCATTAAGGGTTGTAAAATCAAAATAGTTGCCGGCTCCATAAGACAAAAAATTGTCCCACTTAATCCACTTGATAGAATATCTCCTATTCTTACTAATAACTTTGTAATCAATCTTTGCATTTATCTCAGAATCTATTTTTTTAATTAAATCAAAATCATAACCTGTAATATTATTTGCCAATAAATATTCTTCAAATAACTTAACTTGAAACTGCGGGTCCTGTATATTATCAATAATATCTTTACACATTGAAACCTTTTCCCCCTTATCGTTAATCTCAGAAAAATTTGGTATAATACTTATATGCTCTTTAGGAATACCATATTTCTTACTAGCTTTTGCAACTATACTGTCCAATTTATCTTTTGAATAATCATATGGAGAAACTTTCCAATGAAACGTAATTCTCGAATTTTTGCCTATTTTATCCATCTTTTTTTAATTCTTAATTATCCGTATTTTCTTTTGCGGAGTCAAATTTTCTTTCTTAGCTTCTTGTCCTGATAAACTTTCTTCTTTTTTACTGTCATCTTTTCTTGGCCTACCCCTTCTTTTGGCTTCATTTTTTTCCAATCCGCCAACGTTGTCTTTTTCTTTATAATCATTGATATAATCTATTTTTAAAGGCTTATTTTCTTTATTGAAATTATCTTGCGGGGATGAACCATATTTTATAATATTAAAACCATCCCTCAAACAATTAACTAAAAATGAATTAATGTCCTTTATATCATTTAAATTGCAAAATTCCATTATATCATTTTCTAAACTCCTGGGTAACGTTATAAACATAATATTTTATAATTTAATACAAATATACAAAAAATATTTTTAAAAAAATAATTTTTTATTTATTTTTTTTATAAAAATTTTATTTTTTATTAAAAACCGGTCCTGTATTTTATAAAATATTATTATTTTATTATATAAAATATTTTTAAATAAATAAAAAAAGAAAAATATATAAAAAGAAAAAATGGATAAAAATAATAACAAAATTTTGCTGGCACTAGATATTTCAACCAAAACAATCGGATTTTGCCTACTAGAAGATGATAATTCAGATTATGGAAAAATTATAGAATTAACACATATTAGTCCAAAAGTATCATCTAAAATAAAAGGCATAGAACAACTTTTCCTTAAAAAACAAATATTTGAAAAATTTATTGTCAAATATAAAGATATTGGAGTAGATGAGGTAATCATAGAAGAACCATTGATGAAAAGCAATAATATAACAACATGCGGAGTATTGCTAAGATTCAATGGAATGATTTCCGATTGCATATATAATATTCTGGGAATCGTTCCAAAATATATATCAAGCTACGACGCCAGAAAATATTCTTTCCCAGAATTAATGGCAATAAGAAAATACGGAAAAGACGGAAAACAATATGATTACGATAAAATCATCAATGAAATTAAAAAGGAAAAACTCGTGCTCTTCGGAAGCTATAGCTGGGAAATTGATAAAAAAATGGTAATGCAAGAAAAAGTCTCAGAACTCTTTCCAGATATCGAATGGATATATGATAAAAAAGGAGAATTAAAGAAAGAGAACTTCGATGCCAGCGACAGCTATATTGCATGCTTAGGATATATGAACCATAGCAAATACGGAGATTTGAACTTCAAAACCCATATAACTGGTGAAAGCTGTGACGGCAATGGAGAGCATATAGTGCATTATGACGTGACATATTGGGATAAAACTGAACATAGGACAACTTACATAGATGCCAATGAGTAGAATAGTTTCAAAAGATGAATTTTTAAAAAGGGCAAAACAAGTTCATGGCGATAAGTATGACTACTCAAAATCTAACATTGTAAAAATGTACGAAAAGATTTGCATAATTTGCCCAAGACATGGCGAATTTTGGCAAGTTGCTCAAGAGCATTTACACGGAAAGGGATGTAGACAATGTGGAAATGAAAGAATAAAGAATAGTAAAATTAAGTCTTTTAATAATTTTTTAGAAAAAGCAATTGCTGTTCATGGAAACAAATATGATTATTCAAAAGTAGAATATAAAACGCGTGAAGATAAAATTTGTATAAACTGTCCGGAACACGGTGAATTTTGGCAAACACCACAGAATCATTTGAGTGGAAGGGGCTGTCCAAAATGCGCCAATGAAGCAAAAAACAAAAATAGAATTATTAGATTTGATGAATTTGTTAGACGGGCAAATGAAAAGCACAAAACGAAATACAAGTATATTGAAAAAGATATTAAAAACGAAAAGGAAAAAATTGATATTATCTGTCCAGAACATGGAATATTTTCTCAAGAAATAAGTAGTCATCTTCATGGCCATGGATGCCCAAAATGTAGTCACTCCGTATCGAATCAAGAACAAGAAATAATAGACTTTTTAAGAGAGAATAATATAGAAATAATTGAAAGAACAAGGAATTTGTTTGCAAACTCTAAGAAAGAAATAGACATTTTCGCCCCTAAATTTAATATAGCTATAGAATATAATGGATTACGATGGCATTCTGAAAAATTCGGAAAAGACAAAAACTATCATTTAAGTAAAACTATAGAATGCCTTAAAAATGGAATTAAACTGCTTCAAATATTTGAAGATGAATGGCTAAATAAAAATGATATTGTAAAATCAAAAATATTACATATTTTTGGGCTAAATAAAAAAGAAAAAATAATGGCTAGAAAATGTGATATAAAAGAAATATTGAAAGAAGATTCAAATAAATTTTTGAAAAAAAATCATATAGAAAGCTTTACAAAAAGTAGTATTAATATAGGGGCATTTTATAATGGCGAACTAATAGGAGTAGCATCTTTTTTAAAGAGTGGAGAAAATTATATTTTAAAAAGGTTAGCAACAGATATAAACTATATTTGCGATGGAATATGCTCTAAATTAATTTCATTTTTTGAAAAAAATTATCAATATAAGTCTTTAATTACTTTTGTTGATAGAAGATGGTCAAATGATAATAATGTTTTTACCATTTGTGGATTTAAAAAAGATGAATATATTAAACCATCTTATACCTTTATAAATGGAAACAAAATAGAGAGAACAAAAAAAAGTAATACTTATACTTCTTTAAAATCTTATAAAATATATGACTGTGGTTCAATTAAATATATAAAAAAGCGAAGCCAAAAATAATGACTTCGCTTTTAAATTTATAATTGAAATAAATATAGTTTGATTTATTAACCAATAACGCCACGAACCGGCAGTACTCCGAAATGGCCGTAGATGAGCTGCCAATTCACGATACTACGACCAAAGTACATGCTGTAACCGTTTGCAATCATGCCATGCATATAGGTCAAATGGCAGATAATGTACTTAGTTATTGTCTTTTGTTAAGCTAACGTGTGGCTTTATCAAATTGTCTTTCACCGCATTATAATCAACTTCGGTTGTAAAATTCGTTATAAATTTTCCTATTATTGCCTATTTTAATATTGCTTTTAATATTTTATTAACAGATTCTTTTATAATATTATGAAGGTCTTGTTCCGTTATTCTGATTGTTTTATTTTCTGTAATATTGTTTATTGGTTGTTCATTAAATCCGTCATCATCGGTTTCAAAATTTGATTGAAAAAAATCAAAGTCTTTTTTCGGCGCATTTCTTCTTCTTAATGTTTCAAGGGAATTATTATATATATCTGATTTTCCATTTTTAACACCCCGTTTTGAAGCCAAGGCCATCTTTTTAATTGTTTCGGGAGTTTCTCCGTATTCTTTTAATATATTTCTCTTCATGTTTTTTTAATAATAATATAGCCAAAGAGCATTCTGTAAATATTTAACCTGAGAATCCTCTAAATTATTTTCATCCAATGAGTTATCTTTCCACATTTTTCCATAAACCTCATCAAGTGAGTGCTCATCAAATCTATGAGTATGGTCATCAATTATTGCAGACTCTTCCGAAAGATTGGTATAATAGTAATGCTGTGAATAACCATAAACCACGGGTTCATAGTCAACCATCATTTCCATACCCATTAGTAAATCTCTATCTCTAATTAGTTTTTTCTTTTCCATTTAATATAATATTTTTTATAATAAATATCTAAATAATTTTGTTTTTTTCCGATTTTTTATGTATATTTGCTTACAAAAATAAGTATAAATAAAAATATTATAAGCACTAAAGAAAAACTTTTAAAAGAAATTAAAGATGATACCCGATGAAATTATTAAAATGAAAAATATTTTAGATTCATTCCTTGGTAATCCTAAGTCAGAAATGACGAGCAGTTTTCAATTAGAATACCCATGCCCTAGGTGTATTGAAAAGTATGGAAATTCTGAAATACAAAAATATAACTGTTCTATATCACTTAAATTACAGAGATTTAATTGTTGGAAGTGTTCAGACGAAGGTGACGAGGCAATGCATGGTTCAATAATTAAATTGATTAAACAATATGGCAATGAACAATTATTAAAAGATTATAAGGAGGCAATTCGTTCATTTCGTGAAAGCAAGTTATACAGTTTAAATTTCTCCAATGATGATTTTAACATAGATTCAAAATCCGTAGAAATTGATGATTTAAGTCTGCCAGAAGGTTATAAAAGAATAATTAAAGGAAAATATACTCCAAAAAAAGTTTTGGATTATCTTTTCTCAAGGGGCGTTGGTTATGATATTATAGAACGCTTCAATATGGGGTATATTGAATACAGTAAAGATAGCTTTATGCCATCATATAGAGTATATATACCGTCTTATGATAAATTTGGGGATTTAAATTATTGGACCGGACGAGATTATATGAACCGTGAAAAGGTTGTAAAATATTATAACCCAAAAGTGGAAAGAAAGGGAATAATATTTAACGAGGAAAAAATACAATGGGATGCAGATGTAACATTGGTAGAAGGGCCATTTGACCATATTGTTGTCCCAAACTCCGTTCCATTATTGGGAAAATCTTTAAATAGAGACTTTAAATTATATTGGGAAATAATTAAAAATGCAAATGCAAATATAAATATATGGTTGGATGGCGATGCGAAAGATGCCTCAAAGAAGATATACTCATTACTTAACCATGAAAAACTATATAATAAAATAAGATTTATTAATACCACAATAGGAAAAGACCCAAGCGAAATTTATCAAAAATATGGATATAAAGGAATTGTATATTGCTTGCAAAATGCAAAGAAAATACCGGAATATGAACTATAAAATAAAGGGAGCTATCTATTTAATAAGATAAGGGAATTATATACCTGTTGACACAATTCGCTCCTTTTGAATAAATATGCAAATCTGCAAGAAACGATAATGTTCTTGCAGATTTTTTTGCCAAATGCTATGATACCTTTTTATCCATCACACTTTATTATATAAAAAGGATAGTCCTTTTGAACTATCCTTTTATATGTGTTACTATGCATCTTTTATCGTCCAATAGGTTGGTATGCCATTAATGTCTCTTGTCCAACTTTTCATACTTTCCGCCTTGGTAAATGTACCACTTGATGAAACACTATTTACCCAAGCTTGCGTACAGTTACTTGCACTTATATCAGTTGCAAGACAAGTAATGCTATTTAGATTAGAACAACCATCGAACATCTGATAATAACATGATTCTGCTAACGTTGTAGCAGGTAATTCAGGCGCTGTCGTTAACGAGGTGCAACCACTGAACATACTATTATAACATGATTCTTCTAACGTTGTAGCAGGTAATTCAGGCGCTGTCGTTAACGAGGTGCAGCCTATGAACATACTTTGATAACAGCCACTTGCTAACGTTGTAGCGGGTAATTCAGGTGCTGTCGTTAACGAGGTGCAACCTTCGAACATATTACTATAACAGTAGTCTGCCAACGTTGTAGCAGGTAATTCAGGCGCTGTCGTTAACGAGGTGCAACCATAGAACATACTATTATAACAGTAGTCTGCCAACGTTGTAGCAGGTAATTCAGGTGCTGTCGTTAACAAGTCGCAACCACTGAACATACCATCATAACAGTCGTCTGCTAACGTTTCTGCTGGTAATTCAGGCGCTGTCGTTAGCGAGGTGCAACCATCGAACATACTATTATAACAGTTGTCTGCCAACGTTGTAGCAGGTAATTCAGGCGCTGTCGTTAACGAGGTGCAACCTTGGAACATACTTTGATAACAGCCACTTGCTAACGTTGTAGCAGGTAATACAAGATTTTCAGCACTTATAAGATTAATGTTACCATAAAAAAATGAATCGAAAGTACCGCTTTCTGTTAGAGTTGTTTGCCCGACAAAGTTATCTCCATAGATTAAGGACATTATGTTGCCACAAACTTCAAATGTGGCAGTTCCTCTAATTAAAGCACTATAATAATAACTTGAATTATTTCCTTTTAAAAGTAATTTGTCACCAACATTAAGGGTCGTTATGGTATATGGTTCTGTGGTTGTTGTTATTTGAGTCCAAGTTGTACCATCATCTGTGCTGTATGAAATGGTAGTTGGAGAGCCATCAGCTTCATCATAATTTATTGTTATTGTGCCTTGACTTAATGCAACGAATGTCAAGTAGTCTTGGGAATAATCATGTTGCGGCACATAAGGATTATAATGCACGGTAGTTGGAGCATCTTCACATAATGATACGTTAGGCAAAACTTAGTTTTGCCTAACTTCTTCATACTGAGCTGTAGTTTCAAATAGTTTTAAATATTTCATATAATCTTTAATTTTATTTATATATAAATATCAGTAGATATGCAAAAAAAATGAGGAATTGTTTATGCAAATTCCTCATTTTTGTATATTTTTTCAGAAAAGGGAACTTGTATCAACAGGCATATCGTTCCCTATTTATTTTAGTTTTTCTCTTCAATTATAAAGGTATATTTTGGTATGCCATTTTTTTGCATTGACCAAATTGTTTTAATATATGGTACATATTTTTCAATATATGACCATGTTACATTTTCTTCACTATATTTTTCGCGCATAATACTTTTTATTTTTTTATTAAATTTAGGTAATCAATTATTCCATATACATGGGTTCTAACAACGGCTCTCACGCCATCTTCTGATGTTAAATATTTTAAATCATCTTTATTATCATAGAAAAAGTTTTCAGTTAAAACTGCTGGACATTTAGATTTTTTTATTATATAGAAGTCAGCTTCTTTATCTATATCTCCATCGCTCCAATCTGTTCTTATTTTTCTATCTCCAAAATTTTCTTTAGCCTTGGCATATAAACAATCTGCCAATTTGTCTGATTTTGTTTTACCCCTTGTTGTATATGCTTCCCAACCTTTTCCTGTCATCCATTCTGTGCCATTGCCAACGGCATTTGAGTGCACCGATATAAGTAAAACATTTTCAGCACCATATTTATTGCATAAAGTATTAACCCTTCTTATTCTTTCGGATAATGAAGTATCAGTATCTTCTGGTACTAATAATCTTGCATCATATCCCAATGCTTTTAGGTTTTTATAGACATTCCATGCAATTTCCCTGTTATATTTCCATTCTCTAAACCTATTTCCATTTGTAAATTTTTCACTTACATTAATAGTTTCATCCAATAAAGGGCTATACTTGCCCCGTGATTCAGAATCACTTCCGTGTCCCGCATCGATAAGAATTATCATAATATAGTCAATTAAAAAAAATTATTTATATTTCCAATGAAAGCCTCCACAAGTTTTTCTTTCGCCAACACACACTTTAAATATGTTTGAAGAGTGTAATTTTAGAGTTCTAGATGCTTCACTTATTGAATTCCATTCTTTTATAAATACATCTTCTTCTGTTAATTGTATAACTTTTTTAGCGTTAGCCGGAATTTTTCCATACATACCATTATTTTCTCCTTTGTTTTTATAATTTGGCCTACCTTTAAAATATTCACTTAATTTCTTTTTTCTTTCTTCTGTCAAGTGAGTGCCAATAATTGGTGAATCGTGCGTGGCCCAATACTTTTTTAAAGAACTTATCATTTTTTCACGATATTCTTTATTTTTCCATAGTTCTTTATGAGTCTTACTATTCAGCATTTTAGACCTTTCAGTTGGTTTTCTACCAAAAGGCCTTCTATCTGGATTTTTAATATAAAACTCCTTTAAAGATTTAGAAAGTTTTTCTTTTGTTTCTTCAGAAAGATGTTTTCCAAGTAGAGGCGCTTTATGTGTTTTAAAATATTCTTTTAGTTTTTTAGAAATTTGTTCCTTTTCTTTGTCTGTTAACTTTTTACCTTTCCATGGCATAGGAATTTTAGAGCATCTTTCTTTATGAAATTCAGATAATCTTTTTCTTCCATCTTCTGTAAGAACTCTTTTGAATTTTGTTTTACGCTCTTTGTCAGACATTTTACTAGAGTCTCCACACATTCCTCCCCTAACTAAATTAACACATTTTGGGTCAGATTTATATTTATCACCTATAATATTTTCCTCAGATAAAGCATTTTTTTCAAATGTTTTAGAAAAAAGAATAATTTCTTTATTGAAAGTAATTCCAAACTCTTTGCCATATTTTTTGAAGTAATCTCTCGGTATTTTCCCTGAACCCGCGTAGTTATCAAACATAACATCATTTTTAGCCCACTCTATTGGGTCTGAGAAATTAGCCCATTCCATTTTCTTTTTTCTTATCACTGATGTTCTCTTACCAATATAATAGAACCCTTTAAGGCTACCTTTTAAAAATGTAATTTTGTAAATATAATGTATTTGTTCCATATATAAGTATTTTTATATATAAATATTACACCTTTTAAGAAAGGTATTATTTGCGTGGCATTTATCATATAAAAAACAAAAGGAAACAATCATCTGTATATATTTTATAAAATAGTTATTTTACTTTGGTCTGGTATTAATTTTAAAGTTACCATAACACGTTACTTTACGTTCATTATTAAAGCTAACACCCATATCGAATTTAATAATAGCATCTATTGTTTCATATATTGAATCACTAGTTACCGTTGCTTTAATATTATTTCCGTCCACATAAGCATTATTTATTGTGATAGCAGAGGCAGGTGTTGTGGTTATGGCAATATTTTCTATTGACGATGAGCATCCGCCATTAAATGTGGTTAATACTATTTCTTCTTCGTTTAAGCAATTTTCTTTTACTAAAATAGGATTAAATGTTACAGTACCTCCGGTATATTCAAGAGTTATATCATTTAAGTTTGTCAAACTGTAATGGCATTCACATGTTTCAATTGTGCAATCAGCAAATGTTACGCTACTACAATCACAATTCCCTGTATCTGATTCAGTTATAGTTAACTTAGTACAGTCACAGCCTTGTGCGCTTTGAGAAATTATTCTTGTACATGCATATGTTTCATTTAGCCCACTAACTGTTATTACTATAGAAGCCTCTCGTTCATTTTCAGTACTATTTTGTGAAAGTGTTGCTTTTACTTCAATAATATCGTTTTCTATTTCTGTGAATGTTAAATTGTTTATCCATTCGCCTTCAATATATCCAGAATAACTATTATTTAAATAAGGTTTATTAATTGTAAATAATAATGTCTCTCCACTGGCGCTATAGGGAAAAACAATATATTCACTTCCTCCATCTGTATATATATTATTGCAACTAAATTCTTTTCTAATTCTTTTAAAGCAAGTTTGTGCTGAAAATTCTTGATTGTTTACATCTCTAAATGTTATTACACATTCATCATTCTCATACCACTCTGCGTCATTTTTAGAAGATATTTCTATTGATGTATTACCAGTTCCATGGTTAGGCGAAATATTCACCCACTCACAATCAGACGATGCACTCCATACAATGTTTTCTAATGTCTCCATATTTTTAAGCTGTCAAATTTTTTCTCGTTATTTTAACTGTATATGGATTAGAATATCCATTACATGATAGTGTAAATTCAAAATCTGTATCAGAGCCGCCTAATACTGCTGGCACTTCAACTTTGAACATCTTAATATCATTCCCTTCATCTGCCTCGCATGTTACACCATTTGGGCATTCATGCGAAAGATTATTTGTAACTATTTGTTTTTTAAATGAATAAACTGAAAACACTCCATTTTTATTTATATTTTCTGTTTCTGATACAAAATATTGTATATAAGCAATTCCTCCTGACAATGGCATTGTTGGAATATCTTCATCTTTTCCGGTATATATATTTTCTTGGTATGTTATATATGCATGTGTATATAATTTAACCTTATGTTGTATAATTGTTATTTCTTTATTCGGATTAGATGCTAAGAAACAGTTATTAACTGACATTTTTATTATTCTATCTGATGTTGTTAAATTATTTCCAACATTATAATTAACTACTTGAAAAATGCCTGAACGTGCAATATAAGTTATTCTTGGTTCTCTTACAAGGCCATCAATTGTTATAAATACGCTGCCGGACATTGATTTTTTAAAGGTCTCTATTGTTTCGTCTTCCACGGACGAAAGTGTGCCTGGTTCATATCCTATATATTCAGGATTTTTTGTTAAAAACCATATAAATGATATTAGATTTTCATTATATTCTAATTCACTATAATTTGATTCCAAATTAAGTAATATATTTTCATATCCCGGACCGTTTATATCTGGTGGAACTAAGAATTTTATTCTTCTATAAGAATCCACTCTTACATTATATTCTTCATCTACTAAGCGAGCTGTCACAAGTATATTTTTTGTTATTGAATGACTTGTATTTCTGTAAAAATATAACGTTGTAGAATTGTCGCTAAAATAAGAAGCTAAATTATTATCGATTGTACTTATTGTTGAATAATTAACGTCATAATTGCAATCCATACAATTTATGTACCTTCCTATGTCTAATTGTACTTCAATTTTGGGGTCACAACATGTTTTACCAGTTTTAGGCCCTATGTACTTTCTTGCTCTTACATATGTTTTAAAGCCATTAAATGATTCCACCAACCCTTCTACTATTTCTGAAGAACTATGAGCGCTAACAATTCTAACATTATCAATAAGTTCAGTATCTTCTTCATTAATGCCACTATTCTGAAAATCTATATCTATATAGAAATTGCTATATTCGTGTCTTGTTTCAGTACGTCCAGTTTCGCATATGGCATCCATATCTATGCCAAACATATTATATAATCCTGCTTGCTTGCCAATTAAAGTTGGTTCACTCACGATTGATGGGTTTAATGAATATTGAAGAACCAAGTATACATTTCTTTTTTGACCAACATTGGATGGAATATCATTTACATAATATGTCATATTATCAATCACAAAAAACTTTAAGAAATTATCAGCATTATCAAAATGCTCTTCTACTATTTCTTCGTGCGGGGCATCATCTCCTGGAGTTAATATTAGCCTTTTATATGTGATTAATATATTGCTTAAGTTAAAATATGATAATGCTGTTCCACCGGTTGTTCCACATAATGGAGCTGTTCCATTTCCTAAAAATGTTAATTCAGCTGTTTGGCTTATTAATTTTGGCACGCATCTAACGATTGTTTTTTCGGTGGTATTTCCATTGGAATATAGATATACCTTTCCAAACTGCTCATCATTTATATTTGAGGCAGAATCTATATCTATGGAAAAGCTACTTTCAGAATCTCCTGATATATCATTTAAACCATTATTAAATTTAATCCATTCAGTGTCAGTATGTGCTGACCATATATCATTTGTCATTATTTTAAAAACATTTTATAATAAATATTTTGTTTTTAAATATTTTTTTTGTATATTTGCCCTGAAAATATATATCAAAATGAGCATTAAAAAAGTAATACATCTTGCAGACGTGCATATAAGAAATTTTCAAAGGTTGGAAGAATATACAAATCAATTGGAAATTTTAAACGATAAAATAAATGAAGAAGTAAAAGGGTTAAATTACGATGAAATTAGAATTGTTATTTCTGGAGATATATGTCATTCCAAAATAACAATAAGTAATGAATTAATATCATTTATTTGCACGTGGATTAGAAAATTAGAAAAAATAGGAAAAGTTATCGTCATCAGTGGAAACCATGACTTATTGGTTGATAATAAAAATAGGGTAGATACTTTATCTGCCATATTTACTGCCGCAGAATTTAAAAATGCAATTTATTTGGATAAGTATTTTGGATATGAAAGTGGAACGTTAGTAGATGAAAATATCACATGGGCACTATATTCCATATTTTCTGATTATCGAAGGCCGGATATTGAGCAAATAAAAAAGAATTATCCAGAAAATACTATTGTGGGCTTATTTCACGGGCCAATAGTAGGCTCATTATTAAATAATGGCACGAAAATGGATAGTGGAATTAGTGAAGACATTTTTGATGGTTGCAAAATAGTAATGGCGGGAGATATACATAAAAGACAAGAAATAAAAGGAAAAACATATACCATAGTATATCCAGGCTCATTAATACAGCAAAATTTTGGAGAAACAGTCACGCAACATGGCTTTGCATCATGGGATATTGAAAATGGAACTTATAAATTTGTAGATTTACCAACGGAATATTCCCTTTATCGATTTGAAATTGAATCACCAGAAGATATAGATAATAACAAAGAAATCCTAACCAACTACTAAAGGTTAGGATTCTTAACTATTTTGACAAATAATGAATCACAGTATGAATCTTCTTGGCCTATTTTAATTTCAATTTCTCCGTCATTTCCATCAGAAACAATTATAAGCTTGTTTTCGAGGGTATTAAAAATTAAAAATCTATTATCAGCAATACTCCATTCTTTCATATTTGGTGAAAATTGAAGTTCAAGTATTTCCTTATCATCATTATAATATAAAAAAATTGTTTTTCTCTTTTCACCATTTACATCACATATTGTATAATTTGGTATTGTTTTAGTAAAACATTTATTTGTTATGGTAGCATATAAATTTGGATAAATACATTTTTCGTCGCCATATTTAAAATAAACATATCCCTCTGCCAAATATATATCATCAGGTATAATTATATCAATAGAATCATTACCTTTGCCATAATATTTAGATAATTTAAAATTTCCAATGGCAAAAGCTTCCCAAGTGGTATTTGAAATTATAGAGATTGCTGCGCTATCTGTTATTAATTCTGCTTTAAATATGTTCATGGTACATTTATTGCTATATTTCCATCATTAACAGCTTTTATACATATTATAAATGTATTATTGCTTCCTTTTTGCTTAAAAAGTATGTGGCCAACATTATCGATAATGCTATCATTCACATTGGCTTCTATAATTACCTTGTTGGCCTGTTCATCAATTGTTTCGCATTCTTTGCCATCCTTATAGACAGCAATCCCTTCTTGTCCTGATGCAAATCTTGCCCAATCTACATCATATATTACTGCGTTCCATCCGGTTCTATTCATAGCAATTAAACAACTGTTTTATAGTTTACCCTGCATATGACATTAGAGGGCATCATTTGTGTTAAATAAGGCATTACTATAGAGTCTATATACTTAACCTCTTCAAGCCATTCTTTTGTATATTCTTTATGGCCTCTTATGAAGAAATCTATCTCCATCCTTTTTGTGTTTACTATTTGGTCAGTAATGCCATTTACTTTTTCAGCAAATGAATCATCATTTTCCAAACCATCCTCACCTATGGCCTCATTTATTTTTGCATATCTTAAATCCTCAATTTTAATATTGCTCGATGAAGAATTGATATAATTTTTCCTTATAATATCCGATATATTATATGAAGCAACGTCACTATTTATTTCTGTATCATCGTTCAAACTACGTTTTTTAAATGGGTTGCAAATAGCATTTTTCTCTACAAATTTAGGTGACTCTTGTCTCTCTATAAATGAGCCAAAAAAGTGGCATTTATTATCCAATCTTAAATATTTGTCGTAATCTATATTACAAGTTTCGTCAGTATCAATTAAATTTTTAAATCCTATATTTCTATAACTGTCTCTTATAATACTGCCATCTTCATCAACAATTTCATCTAATATATCATAATCACTTCCTTTAAATTGTCTATAGTCCAATAAATTATTATTTATTGAATGTTTAAACAACTGAGAAAAATATGTCAAATATTCGTGACCATTATCATAATTCATATGCCCATAATGAGGATTATTGCCATTATAATAATTTTCAATTGCATTTAATTTATAATATTCAAACTCATCTTCTTTAAGCTGCTGCCATCCTAACATACTTAATTCTCCCCTAAAATCAGGATTATTAAGCATGAAATAATTTGTATAAGTATCTCCGCTCATGTATTTACCATTTTCAAAAACAGTAAACGTGCTTATTGATGCGTCACTCGAATATGCATCCATTGAATATATTTTATCTCCAGTTTCATTATAGCTTTCTAAAACATAGACTTTGATTTTTTTATTGCTATAATAGCCTCCATTTAAATTTATTGTTTGTTTTTTATCATCCACATATGGATTGCTAATTATAACATAATCAGTGAACAATGTTTTTCCTATTACTACTGAATTATCAGCAACTGTGGCATAGAAAAAGCTTTCTCCTTTTTGAGAATCACTCTCGCTTAACAATTGATACACGATTCCATCAACAATAGCATATCTTCCGGATATATCTAATACTTGTATAATATCGCCCTGTTTTCCTCCAACAGTAACGTCTGTTAATAGACTTTGTAAATTATTTACACAGTATATATTTCTAACAGTTTCAGTAAATAATGCTTTATTTTTTCTACTGTTAGATTCATTATCCTCTGATATAATATTATTATCTAAATCAAAAGCAAAAGGCCTTTTTTGAAGCCACCCACCATTCATTTGGTAGTATGGGTTTCCATCATAAATTGCAGTGCTTTCAAAATGAGGATATAATTTTCTACCAGTAACTACCATTTCATTATCTTCATTAACTACATATTCATTTTCAAATGAAACTGGTAAACCTTGATAATCTATATAAATTCCATTTTTAAAATCATCTGTATTATAAGTCATTAATTTTTTGGAATTTATCCAATCAATTCTAAACATATCTTTTTCTGGCAGATATTCATCTTCAATATATGTTGTAAACATTGAATATTCTTTTATGTCATAATCATATATTTTATCCAAATCATTAATATTATAATATCTTTCTCCATTATTCCAAGTATCGCCACTAGTTAATTCTAATGTTGTTTCTCCACTTACTGATTTACATTTGAAATATGTTTCATTTTTAAATACAAAATTTTTGCTCTTTAGGCCAAACAGAGAAAGCATCATTTCCATACCATCAATAGTTCCTTTATGCGATAATAAATCCCTACTATTCATAATTAACCTTTTCATGAATTCGGTATTAACATCAGAAGGAGTATATTTATTTTCGTTCGAATATATCTTTATCAAATTTCCGCAATTGTTATGATAGCCATTTGCAACCTTTTCTCCATTCTTAAATGTAACGTCAACATTAATACCGCCATCAATAATGCAAGAATTACCACTAAAGTCAGGAAAGCCAAAAGAATATTCTGTATCTTCGCCCTCTTCCTTTATTACTCTAATTCCTGTTATAATGTCTTTTGAATAAGGTGTTATATAAGTATCATCAAATTGTCCGATGAAATTTCTTTTAATGGTATATTTCTTTGATATTTCATTTTTAAGTGTATAGAAGCAATTATTTTTTCTTGCTTCTTCCAATGAACATTTTTCATATTCACCATCTTTATTTATTAAATAAAGCTCAGTACTACAAAACAATTTATCCAAATCTGCTGTTATTCCATCCAAATCATTTATATATTCAGATAAAATTAATGGCTTAATTTGAAAAACATCCCACCCTTCATCTTCTAATTTATCTGTGTAGAAATAATCAGGTAGGTTATTTACATCATCATATGTAACATTATTGTTATTTTTAATGGCAGAAATATAATTTTTAATTTCATCAAATTCTCTTCCAAATAGCCTTATTGTCTTTTGTATCTTGTTAGTGCCATCAGCTTTTTCTTTAGAATCGGTCCAATCGAAATTTTTAATGGCCTCATGCGTCATTGAACGCCATAAGTTATCACTAAATCTCTCATCATAAAAATTAGAAATTTTAGACATTTCGCTTACGAATTGAGAATATAGTGGGCCGCTAGAACCCAAATTATATCCACCATATGTTGTTGGGAATGTAAATGATTTTGTGTAAGTATAATATCCAAATTTATTTTCATCAACAATCTCAAAATATGAAGTATATATTGGGTCACTATTTCTATTTAATAAAATCTTTTCAAACAAATCTAACTCATTATTAAAGAAATTGTTAATGATTTTTTTATTTGGCCTTATTCTCCATACAAAATTATTTCTATTATCTATACCTTCATTATTTAAAGTACCAAAATTCTCTACAAAATATTTAATGTTCTTATCTTGGCCAACAAACAAATATATCTTAAGTTTTTCATCAAAATTATCTATTGAATGCGATTCTACTATTACAGTTTCTCTTACATCCTCATTGGTGAATTTGATACCATTTTCGCAATCATCATCTTCGCAAATATCTTCATGTTCTCCGGAAGATACAGAAAAATCATAGTTTGTCTTTTTAAAACCAAGTTCAACATATCCAATATATTTGCCAGGAGATAAACAATACTCAGTTGTTCCTCCACTTACCTCAAATTTGGTAGACGCAGATAACATTAAGCTAATACTATTGCTACCAGTATTATCTTCGCAATTTCCTACATTATTTACCGTAAAAACTTTTTCACTTTTTCCACATTCGTCCAACCCATTAAAAACAGAAGATATGATTTCTATTTTATATTCATCTTCTAAATTCCAAGAGCCATCATAAAATTTATCTTCAATTTTTTCATAATCTGCTTCTGACTCGTGAAATTTATAAGCAACGTAGTTTTCTATACCTCCTTCGGCAAAATATTTCAATGGATTTGCGCCTTTTGGAACAAATCTATCGTGTATGTTAATGCCAAAAGGATTATCCATAGCAACAACATCTATTGCTATAGGATTTGTACGTTCAGTATCTGTGCAACTTGTTAATGGGGCATATTTACCAGTGCTATCAGTTAAAAGGCCATATCTTCTAGTAAATGGTATTCCTAGCTCCACATTTTTTTCCTCTTCTTCTGTTAATCTATACTCATATGGAATTTCAGTAGAAGAATATGTATCTATATCAAAAGATGTATATGTATCATATAAACCGCTTAGATATGTGCTATAATTATCGCCAAAAACTGATTTGGCTACATCTTCATCATATTGTATTTCTCTCTCCTCACTAAATTGATTTATACCTTCAAATTCTTTTCTATATGGCACAAAAATTTCACCGGGATATTTTTTAAGAATATCCGTTATAGAAGCTCTCATTAATTCTGAGCAAGAACCATAATAAGCATAATCTCTTAAATCAAAGTAATCTTTTTTAATAACTAATTTCTCATCAAAAGATGCTTTTTCATCTTTTTCATAATTTTTAAGTATGTCATTATTCCATATTTTACCAGATTCATTTTCATACCAAGGTTTTGAAAAAGTCTTTTTATATTTTTCATTATCACCATTTATAGTTATTATAAAATTGCCACTTCTATAAATAGGCACTTGATTTCTAGCAAATTGGTCCCTACCTCCAATGGTTGTTATATCCCTTTCAAATATAGTTCCATTGGAAGTATCTTGATGCTTTGATTTAAGCACATAATTACTATATGATTTTATATATTTTGCCATTTTTTAAGAATTTAAATTTTGTCTTCTATGCTTTGACTAAAATCAATAGAATCAGTTTTTTCTTTTTTAACCTCATAAACAGGCACGCCTGTTGCTGAGTCTTTAATGGTATAATGCTCAGATTGGTGGTAAATTTGATTATTTTCATCAAACGTTGTAACTAAGCCATTGTCCAAATCTCTAAGCTGAGAGCCTTCAAGCATTGTTGTAATAGTATTAATATCCTTATCAGTAATTTCAATATCAAGCATTATTGGTTCAAATAAAGTGTTAACAATCAATATTTGTTGCGTTGGCTTGCCTATATATGGCGCAGCACTTGCTTTAAAGCTGGGTGCACTTGATGGAGTTACAGTAATAAATGATAACGTTGAAGAATCATTATATCTATATACATATGATTTATTACTTGACATATTTGAAGCTTGAATTATTGGCTCACTTCTATTATTACTGGTTATTAATCTAAAATAATTCTCCCTATTGCCATTATCATCTATATAAATTATCCTATAGCCAACCAAAGAATTATTTTCCAATAATTTATTTCTTAATGAAATATCATTGGATTCAGTATTTCTATCAAGTATTATACCCCTAACATTTGGGTAAGCTGCAAGATTGCTAACGTCAGCAATAACGGCTCTAAGCTCTTTTGGTTTAATATATACAGTATAATAGCCCTTTTGGTTAAAATATTGAAGAGGTAATTTCAAATTATACATACCCTCAAGCACATTGCCAACTGGTTTCGTTTCTCCATCACACAATACATCGCTTAATATTGATGATGGTAATTTCATAAATGCAGTCTTTCCTGCATTATCACTATTTCTTGTCTCACGATATGAATAAAATATATCTATATCATCTGTAGTTATTCTCGAAGGAACTGTAATTCCATATAAACCTGTACTAGCCATTATCTTCTATTTTAAACCAATTATTTCCAAAATTAGTCAATGCTTCCATTGTTTTCACTTCTTGTAGTTTTAAATGTTTTTCAAATGCGGCATTTATGCCTCTATCTATATAAATATTGCCTTCAATAATTTGTGGTAAAGAATTTCCAATGTTAAATTCATTTCTATAAACAGGAGAAGCAATAAAATTATAATCTCCTTCCCACCTATCAAAAATCGATTTATTTTTAAACTCCAATGTTGTTTTATCATCATTTGCATCAATCTTTGTTATCGCTGATAAAGTTAAATTGATACTATTCTTACCTACATTATCTTCACAGTTTCCTGTGTTATCAACTGCAAAAATCTCTTCAGATTTACTGTACCCCTTTTTATAATAAAATATCATAGGTTCAACTTCAAATTTTGACATCATCATTGTTGAACTTATTTTATCATCTTGATTATAAGTGCTATATTTAAATGGGTCCAAATAATAATACTTAACAACAAACTTAGAGCCATCATTAAGATAATAAAGACAATTCTCTAATGTTACAAAAGCAGAATCAACATATTTAATTCCTGTATGGTACTGTTTAACAATCTCATATTTATCATCCACTTTTTTTAGCACAGCACCCATATAATATGTTATGTTGCACATCATTTTACTGCATAAAAATGAATTGCCACTATAATTATTTTTAGCTTCCTCACATTCTTTTATTACGCTTAATGCATCGTCATCTTTAGCTTCAAATTTTCTATCAGGACTGAAATCATCAACACGATTTAAATCAACATCAGTATAGTAAAATTCAATGTTATCAATTATGTTTCCAATAAAATATTGAGTCTCGCCTGTGCTAAGATAAGTGTCATATACTAAGTTTGAAACTTCGCCAACCCTATAAAGTATATCTAACGTACAACCTTCATATGGGCTATTGTAATATTGGCCCTTATCATTCTCCAAAGAATAATCTTCATCAGGAACATTAGCAGAAACATCTGTATAATAACGATTAGCGTTGCTATTATACTCGTTTTCAATTTTATCGTAATCTATGACAGATTTAAAATAACCAGGTAATTCATTACCCAATTCATCAGTTGTGATTTCCCTTCTTCTAAGAAGTTCCAATTTTGAATCCGTAATACCTGTTATTTTATTCGTATAATTAACATAATAATTATATTCAACCACCACCATTGGATTTCCTGAAATTATTTCAAATTTAATTGAATCTATAGATTTGTCAACCAAATCATCCAAACTTATTTCCTCAAAATAATAGTATACTTTGCCATCGTCCTCATAGCTTTCATATTGCTTGACTATTTTATATCCGGATGCGTCATTTTTTATATAGTAAGTCTTACCATCAAGTTCAAAAATTCCATCCAACGTATAATATACATTTTCATTATGGCCATCATAAATGACAGTTGAACCATCGTCATTAATTAAACATAGATTTTTATTAAACATTATGTAGCTAACATTACTATTAACAGCGCAACCCTCATCTTTACAATTATAATTTTTCAAAAAATAAACTCTTTCTATCCCATTTTTATCAACCTCCACGTAGTACCTATTACCATTTAAAACGGCATACTCCAAATCGCCATCTTTATATATCCTTAGTTTGCTTTTGCTTTTTAAATCCAAATTTGCAATTGAAGAGCTTTCATAACACATTTCTACGTATTTACCATCTATTACAAAATATGTCCTATTATTTATTAAAACAAATTTAATCATAATAGGAGAAATATACTTTTTAAACATCTCAGGATTTTCACTAGGATTATAAACAACCTCATTATATAGCGAAGAATAAGCATATGCGCTTATAGCAGACGTTGCAAATTCTTCAGGGCGTTCATTGGTATAATAATTAGTATACGTATTTATCCAATCATCTTCATTAAATGTATTTTCATAGAAATCATTATGCTTATATCCAGTATGATTACCATTTTTAATCATAACAGTATCATTTATTACCGTTATCTTACCGGTTTCTTCATCTGTTTTATATGGTAAATAAACAATTGTTCCTCCTTCTGAGCCTTCTTCCATTTCGTCATCGCTCAGTGTGTTATGATAATCAACATCATTTTCCCATTTACTAGAAAAAATAGACATTTCTCCCAAATCATCAATAGATGTTTGAAAATTAATATATAAATTTAACGAAGCTGAATTTGTATTGTTTATATTAATTTCAGATGTACTATTTTCCACCCATTCTTTCAATAAAACATACAATTCATGCCCACCCAATCTTACATATTCATTGCATTCATAACAGTTTTCTTCATCTTTACATTTTTTTTCTTTTCCGGTTTCGCTATCATAATATTTTGAATCCTTTTCTTCGAACCATTTGAGCCATTTAATTGCTTGAGAATAATATAAATAGCTCGTTTTCCACTCGCTAGAATATTTAAAAGGTATTGTAAATGCAAGAAAGCAATTATTTTTCATCCAATTGTACATATAATCTCCGCCACGTGAAATATATAATTGCTCCAAGTTATAATACAATTCATCTTCCTTTAAATTTTCATTCTTATTATATTCTATGTAGTTACTATATTCTTTTTTATTGTTATGACTTTTTAAAATATTTTCTCTTTTCTTCGCAAAAAAATACCATTTCGATAATGTTTTATATGATAATATTTTTATTTCTATTTTATTATCATTGGAACCGCTATAAATTCCATATCTATTTGCTTCATTATTATATTCATAATGAGGGTCTTGTTTACGAACAGGATATGATAAATCAAAATATGTATCATATTTATCTCTGTCTTTTATACTAACGTTTTCAAGGAAACTGTCTGTGACAGGTATATTTACATATAAATCAGTATAATCTGTTATATGTACGATGTTATTATTTTCATCCTTAAGAAGTGGAATAATAATATCACTTGGTATTAAGCCATAATTACCATTTTCATCATATTTGAAATCACTTATGAAGTCAGCAAAAATACCCTCATAAACCAAAGAAGAAGATTTCAATCCATAATCATCAATCTTCTTTAATGCTTCATCAAAATCAAAAAACACTTCACCTTCTATATTACTACAATCTTTAATAAACGAAGGTAACTTCCAAGAATCTTTTATAGATGGTATTATTCCTGGGATTTTTGATATTAAATCATCGCGTGCAATTATTTTTTTAATTACTCTCATTAGTCTATGTCTATTAAACTCTCATTAGCGTTTTTGATTTCAAATAAATTAAATTCCATCACCTCGTCGCTGACTCCTAGTTCTTCGTTTTCTCTCAACTGTTTTGGAATATAATAATAAAATCTATTGTCTTTATCACTATATTTTACATATAGTGGAAAATATAATTGTTCATTTAATTCTTTTAATTTAAAGCCATTTTTCAATGTTGCTAAATCATTATCGTTGTGCAAATATAGAGGTGTGCCGATACCATCTTCCATATTTTTCCTTGGAACAATCATTGGTATCGATTTTCCTATACCGGCATGATTAAACTCTATTTTCATATAAATAATACCCTCTCGCATTTTTGGAGTATATTCTTTAAACATATACATGTAAAAACCTTCAGAAGATTTATGCGATGTATATTTGTCATATACATATATTCTACTACTTAACCTCAAGTCATCAGGAACATAATCGGTTGTTGTTAATACCTCCGCTTCAACACTACTCGTATTAGATGTAACTTGATAAGTTGGGTTGGAATCCTCTAAGTATTCATCTACCGTGTTATATCCTGCTTTTTGCATTACTTGAGTATTCACATAATTTATATCTGTATTTCTTTTCAAATAAAGATATTTAGCCAACGCTGCTTGGCCATCTAAAAATATAGTAGATGTACCCAATAATACCTGTGTTTCAGGATTATTTGTGCTATAAAACGATAATCTTAAAAAAGATTTTTTAATCTTGGCTGCTTGATTATAAACATCTTCATTTGTAAAGTTAAGATAACCCAATAAGTCCGAAGCATTATGCAAACTCTTTCTGCTTATTTTATTATATTCAGTAGAAGGAGAGCCGTTTTTATAGTAATTATAATCTGTTACAAACCAATTACAACGATTGCTATTATATGTATAGTTTGTTACATTATATTCATCGGTGTTTGGTATTTGACCTTTAGTAAATTCTCTGTCATCTTCTATTATTTTCCAATTATCCAAATTCCTCGTTCTAAAATGCATGTTAAACCTTATACAAAAAATTGGATATAATTCATCGTTAATTGTATAACCAGGATAATATATATCCTTTTCCATATCAACAATTCTGTTTATGCTTTTTTCTTCAACCTCTTTGTTAAAAACATTATTTATTAAATCCTCTTTTAATATATCATTGCTCAACATATTGGTAAATGGTATATTCATGCTTATAAAGCTGCCATATCTATATATCTTAATTCTTTTGGACAATTCATGTGAATCAGAAAGAACATAAGGATATGTCGCTGTCATAGAATCCATTAACCCATTTTCAGCAAGGAATTCTGTTTCGCCAAACACATTTCTTTTAAGATTAAAAGAAAAAGTATTTCTATTATCTACTATAACACTAGATAATTCATGTTTAATCTTTTCAATATCATTATCATCAAATTCGTCTTCATTGACAATGGGAATACACACCAAAGTAGCTGAACCATTTATCTCTGCTATTTGTAAATCAATAGTTACCTTTTCCTCTATGTTTACAGCATATTCTGTCTCTCCTGTTTCATCGCTATCCCCTTCTGTGTAATAATTTTCATCATATATTGCATCATCAGCCACAACTTTATAGACTGTTTTATTAATAGTCACGCCAGAGTTTTCATTTACATCATATGAGTTTTCTAATAGGCCATAGCGCACTATTAATGGCTGTCCAGTGCTATAGAACATATTTTTCCTATATGTCGCCTTTATTCTCTTAGAAACGGAATCTGACTCTTCATACGTATCATAATCGACTTCATCATTATCAGAGCCACCACTATAATACTTAATATCAAAATCTAATTTTTCTCCATTGGCATAAATATATGCAGAAGAATATAAATAGCCATCAGTATATGTTAATTTATAATCAATACCAGCAATGTTTATTGTGTCATATAATTTTTTCTTGACATCATATTTTTTCCCTAAGAAGGTCACATATAGACTTCTAGTTTCTGAACTAAATCCATCAGATGAAACATTTGTCACATAAGCCTCTTCCACTATTTTTTTAAAAGATAATGGAGAAAGACTATTGGCTTCTATGATATTACCTGGAATTATATCAGTATTTTCATCAGATAAAATTATAACGACAATTTTTCCATGAGTTTTATTGACTTTTAAAGTATTCTCAACTTGAGTATATTTGTCAGTTTCAGGCAATTTTGCAAAAACGCCAATGTATTTATCTTCTTTTTCTGCATTATAATTAACTTCACATTCAGCAAAACCTGTATCTAAAATAGCCCCATAACCTATATAAGAATGGTTCTCATCATCAGAATAAATGTCTTTAACTTCATAATTTTTTCCTTTATATTCTATAAAGTGGTCGTAAACCCCATAATATACATCATCGGTATCTAATACAGGATTATTGTTTTTATGAATTTCAAACTTTTTTATCTTTTCCCATTTTTTACTCTCCCAATTTACTATCACTATAGTATTGTCTTCGTCAGAAACAGCATAACACTTATTTCCGTTTAATAAACCCAAATAATCCCCACCGGATATTGGTTCCGTATACTTACTAAGTTTAATTTGAGGCTTTATTTCTTCATTATTGCCATTATATATTGAAAAGTCTGCACTGTATGTAATATCATTATCAAATTTAATTACATAATCTTCAATATTAATATATTCATCAATAACAACGGTATCATCTGATATTTTAGCATTATAAAACTTATGGCCAATTAAGTACCCACACTTTCTTTCATCTTCAACATCATTAAAATAATAAGAAATTTCTCCATTATACTCTACATACTTTTGAATGATTGTTTTATAAACATATTGGCCATCACCCACCTCGTTTATTATCTGATAACTTCCATTATAGACGTTTATAAACCATTCAGTACTTTCTTCTGTTCCTGACTCTTCTTCATCTACATTACCAGTATATTCAGAACCTGCCAAAATATCAAACTTTAATGTTTTCGTTATACTTTTAACAGGTAATTCTATTTTTACCAATAGTTTACCTTGTATGGTTGATTCGCTAACACTAATAACATTAGTTTCGCTACCAACCAAATATGGGCTTTTAATGTATACTGATTCTTTATTAACAAGGCCAACACTATAGTCAGTGACTCCAGAAATATATTTTAAATCTGGAGATACATATAAATTTCTATAGTCAAACTCAGTAAGTTTTCTTTCTTTAAATGGTTTTATGCTATACCTTAACATCTCTTAAATTCATTTTCGCTGAAATAATTATCAAAATCTTCCACTTTATGGCTAATAAATTCTCCATCCTTTGGAATTAAATTTTTATATCTTTTATTTTTCAATAAACCATATAAAAATTCTTCCGTTGGGTCTTGCCTTCTCAAAAAGAAATTAATTTGCTTTAATATATAAAACGCCCCATTGGTAAATGGATAAATGACATCATCGTTCTCTGACCCATTTGGCAGCACTTCACGCCACCCAAACCTACAAGAACCATCTTTTATTAACTTAGCATAATCAGGTGTGTCTTCGTGCTTTTTCAATAATATGAAATCACCAATATTATTACTGTTAATTAAGTCATATGATGAAGAAATGTATGTTCCATCTTCATTATTAATATTACAATCAAATTTTTTATCAGTCAATAATTTAATAATAGTTATATAAAAATATTCATTAGTTGACTTTTTATACAGTATCAATTTTTCATTTTTTTCAAAACCATTGTTTTCAAGTGTTTTTATTTCAAAAACGCCAACGTTTTCATCTGAGCTTTCAGCTTTAGATGCGCTATATATCTCATATTTAATGCCATCACTAGTGCTCAAAGCGCCAGAAACGTTCTTTATTTGTATTTTATAATGAGGCAGATAATAATATCCCTCAGTTTGTTGGGACATATTACCATATTTAACCTTTTTAGAATGAATTGCATAGCCGCCATTAAAAAGCTTATATCCATCATCATAGTCACCAAAGTATCCACGTGTTTTACTGGGTATATATTCCAAATTTGTTTCTGAATCTTGTATTTCGTCAACGACTAAATCTTTAAAATATTTAGAGGCCTTAAACCTATTAGCATTACCAGGTATATTAATTTCACGTTGTACAGTGTTGAAACGGTTCATTACTTTCTGTATTACTTCCTCTTCACAATCAATTGGAGAATAACAACACAAATCTCCATAGAATTCATTATCGGTATAAAAATCTATTTCATCGGTTTCTTTATTTTTCAGTAAACCAATTTCATTTGAAGAATTTATACTTCTAACATCATCTTTTTCAAACATTATTCTGTAATAATCCGACAATAAAAAGCCGCAATTATTCTTTCCAAAACAATGTGAATATTCTATATCTTCGCTATTAGTTTCTATTTCATACTCATTAAAGCCATACCATTTTTTATACCCCTTATTATTTTTAATAATCGTAAGATAAATTTCACTTAATGGCCTTCCTAAATTATCCTTTATAAATGATACATTTATGTCATCTGTAAAAACAATTTCGGCATTATTATCGCCATAAGCGTTTTTTGAAAAACCCAAGTCAGCAATATGACTTTCAAATTCACTTTTTTTATTGGTTGGCGTAGAATATTTGTACAATAATGTTTCTTTACCCTCTTTGGCTCTTTTTTTATTAAATTCTTCATCATACAAATAATAGTCATTTATCTCTTCTTCAGCAAATTTAAAATTAGGAAGCCTAGAGAACTTTCTAACATAATATTTGCATTCTACACCATTTACAACCCTTTTAAAATATATGTCTTGTGCTTTATCATCAACGTTACACCTTTTTGAAGCGCATACCTTATAGTTTTTACCTTTATATGTAGTAACATAGTTATTTGGTGCTTTTTCTAACTCTATCCACTCGTTAGATATATTTCTTTCTGTTTTTGCAACTTGAAATGTATATTTATCTATAACAGTAACTTCAGAATTTACATAAACCAAATCATTTTTTGTTGCGTCATCTTCTTCATACTGTTTATATATGTTAACCAAATCTCCATTTTGTAATCCATGCTGAGAAACTGAATAAACCGTTAAGACCGATACTCCTGAATCATTTTCGGTTAATTCATCAATCATCAAAGCTTTTAATGCAGTATTATTTTCATTTATAACCTTTAAGAATGGAAATTCTTTATAGTCTGCAACTCTTATAACACTTTTGCTTGGATATGTTAAACAATAATTCCAATTATATTCTAATCTTCTACGATATTTGTTGTAATTAGGCGTAAATGAATATAAATTTCTTCCGGGATATAAATCTATAAATTCGCAATATTTTTTGCTATTTATTGTTTTATTGATGAATATCTCATTACTTTTTACATTAATATTATTATTATCATCCACATCACCAACTGCTCTGGTTGTAATATTACCATTTTTATCAAAAACATTAAAATTTAAATAAGAAAACGTGGATGAATTGCTAAATCCATACCAACCATTATCATTTAATTTTTTATTCTCTATGCACTCATCAAATGTATAAGCATCATATTTTTGATACAAATGCATTGGCATTATTTTCCATTGATTTAAATCATGAACATAGTATGTTGGTATAAAAACCTCTTCAGAAACGATAATTCCAAATTTATCCCGTAAATAATCATCTATAGTATTAAAATTATTATCAGTATAAACATGCATCGTTTCATCATTGTCATGAATATTATCAATTGCAGTAACACCACTATAAGCATCCCCATAAAACGGAGAAAGCCTATTTATTTTTTGCATTGAATAAGACTTACTATAATTTACAGATTTAAATGTTCTTGAGCGCAATAAATGATTATTAAATATATCTAGGCCACAGTTATAATCAAAACCATGGTCAACGTTTGAAAGCTGTGTGTCTCTAACTGCCTCATATTCAGTCCATTTGAAATCTAAACGCTTTCCAATTATCTCGTTTTTAGATTCCAAATCAGAAGTTTTCTTATCAACAAAATTTAAACAATATGCAGAGGTGCTACCTTCTTTATAAATTACCTCTGTAAATGGATTGAACAATATATTACTACAAAATGGGTTTATGGAAATAACCAATCTAAAAATATTACTTTTAGATTTCTCATTCTCATAGACATCGTTTGCATTAATGGTAGATATAACATCATCTTCAGGTAATATTTTCCTATTACCCCTCAAATTTACGTTAAAAATTTTATCTTTGCCATCTAATAAAAATTTTAAAGTATCTATATTGTTCATTATTGGTTAAATTAGGTAATTATTGTTCAGAATTATCAGTAGCTTCAGAATTATTTGTATAGTATAAAGCATCAATTATAATACTATTATATGAATATATATTTGTATCGTTGCCATCACACATTATTTTAACTTTACTTTCGATGATACCGGGTTCACAAATACAAAAGTAATTTTCTCCATCGCATTGTTCACAGGTCATTCCACTAAAGCTGCCATCAAATTCCAATATTACTTTAACATTGGAACTTAGGCCCGATAGCCCTAATTCATAATTATAGTCTTCTATTTTTGTAATGCCTGTTGTTTGATAAAACGTATTATCTATCGTGCATCCATCAATTGTTAATGTGCCATGGTCATTAGAATTGCATATCTCTTGACATGATGTTTCAGCAGAAGTCTCAGCGGATATGTTGAATTTAACCCCATCAACGGAATAATTCAATGATATAGTATTATAAGGCAATGAAGCGTCCTCTTCAATATACGATTCGTTACTGTCTGTTATTCTTGCCATATAATAGCCATTGGTTAATCCGCTAAACGTTGTGTTCATAATATTAATATTTTCTTTAATGCCTACAATATTATTTTCTTCGTTAAATAATTCTATTTTGTAAGGAGTACTAATTTCATCAACATTTATTGTTATACTTCCATTTGGGGTAGAACTACAAACATCATCGCTTACCATTGTAATATCAACAATAAATGGAGTGTTCTTTAATGTTTCACAATCACTATAAAATTCATTATAAAATTTATCAATGGCCGTTCTTCCTCTATTTAAGCCAAAATAGAAATAGAATGAATTGTTGTATAATGGGAACGTGTAATTTAAAGTTATATCACTTCCCATATGTTTATCCCATGATGAAACAGCTGCATATGGATAAACATTATCTCCATTATAACGGCTTCCATTACGCATGGTTTTAAACCCATAAAAATGCCTGTATCTTTGGCCGCTATTATATGTGGTTATTATCACTCCATTACTGTTTATATCAGTTCTTTTTTTACCTTCATCATTGCTCCCGTGTGCTCTAATCCTTCTACCGCTTCTTCCGGCGTCATCACCTCCATAATTTACATTTTTCTCAGAGAATTTAGCAGCATAACTAACATTTGAACCAAATCTAAAGTCAAGGTAATCTTTACTCCTTAAATCTCTTGTTGCTGTTTGCTTATATTTATCATATCCTTTACCACCCCAAGATGTATATAGAGGAGCTAAATTTTCTAATCTTCCATCAAAATTGGATGGGTATGTAAATAACAAATTATATGTTTTATATCCTGTGGTATCGTTGCCCTTTAAACCAATTAACTTATTACTATTAAGTGTCGCAAATAAACTTCTGAGCTCTACATTTTGTAACTCTTTTTTGGTGATTAAGCCATCCATTCTATTATTGTTATAATAGTTGTACGAATCAGAATCATTAATAACGCCAAGTTCGCACAGCCTTTCAACATTTACACAAGTTTTGAAATCACTTACAGCAACCATATCGTCTTTTTCAAGATGCCTTGTAAATGCCCATCCATGGTATCTTTTATGCCTTCTAAGGCCAAAGAACAAACCAGTGCCAAAAAGGGCGCGTTGGTAGAATTCCGGTAGTCTATCATATGATATTTTGGCGGCAGAATTATCTCCATATAAGTTTATGTTGCTAACCCTTTCATATATGTCAGTTTCCACTTGGTGAGTTGGCAACCAGGCGTAGCCCCAATTCATTCCATTACATTCTTTATTGCTTATCTCGTCTTCCAATAAATTTTCTTCTCCTTCATCATATGCAGTATCGTTTCCAACCATCTTATTTGCAATATCTTTTTTATTTGCCCCCATTGGAGGAATCAAAGATGTGGTGGATGGATAGGTGAATGGCATCTGTGGAACGCCGTCAATATCGCAATCATTAAAACTTCCCAATAAGATAATATCGGTGGAGAATAATCTGGCATAAAAATATTGAGAGTTTGTAGAATCGTCTTCACTTAAAGCACTTCCATAGGCATAATAATAAATTTCGCCCCCATCTTTATTAATGTTCTTTTTTATAACACCTCCATATATCTTCTTTGAACCAAGATTCATAGAATGATATGTACCACGATAAAAATCATTTATTTTTACAGGGTCACTTTGCCTTTTTACTTCGTCTTCACTATCCTCATCACCGGGTAACTTGCTATTCAATTGAAGTTCATTATTATCATAAATTAAAGAACAATTATTATACAGGAAAAATTCATTTGTTTTTTCTCCCTTGCATTCGCAAAATGAGCTATCATATACATCTTCATTCTTTTTATATTTTTTCTTAAGCCTCACACTCCAATTCCATGATGGAAAATATAAACAGCCATTAAGCCAATCATTATAAAAATCAAGGCCAACGCCATCAGTTTCTTCCAAAATATTTTCCGCAGCACTATCATAACTAAATGATATTAATGATGATTTTATAAACCCCCAAAAACGTCTAAACCACGGCTCCCTATTATCATAAAACCTTTGAAGAACATCTGTAGTAGGTACTGAAAAATTAAGATTAATCTTATTATAAGGTATTGGGTTTATGTTTCTTGCTCCCTTTTTATTAACGCCCTTTATGCCAAAATAATTTGCTGTATTTTCATATTTGCTAACCTGTATTCTTGGTATATATGATTTAACGGAATATATTTTATTCCAATATAAATCTCTAAAGCAATCATCTGGTGTCAATGTTCCAAATTCATACAAATTACTATTATATACGTTTTTAGATATTTTTGGTTCAACAGTATTTTCAATCAACTCAGGATTGTTTGGAACAAGATACTTGGCAGTATGATTAGTAGAAGCATCGCCACTGTCATCTTCCACGGAAAATCTAAATCTGACACTTGCCCTGGTAGGTATTCCCTTTTCGGGATTATCAGTTGGACAAATATTTCCATATTCATCAGTACCAATAAAATCAAGGTTCATTGGTATTTGATAACAGAATACGCCATCACCATCAATAAGTTTATTGCCCTTTATTGGAAATTCTTCTATTACATCATCAGGCCTTTTCCTAATCATTTCAATGGTTCCGCCAACGGCTTCAAGTTGGTCAGCATCTCCAACATGTTCATCAGGAATACAGCTATACCCAATTGAATTGCTGCCATTATCTGTCATAACAGAGCCTAAAAAGACACAAGTAGGTTCAAATTTATAATTTAATTTAATATCTTTTCTTGTTATTGCAACTTGTTCCTTTTCTTTATCACCCCAAAATGGATAAACGTATACAGATGTGTTCTCAGTAAAAATCTGAGGCAAATTATCCAAATTGGTGCTTTTTTTAAACTGACTTGGACTTTCAAACATGTCAGCTGGATAGCCCTTATAAATAAAGTCTCTTGGAGATTGAGATAATAACCCGATATTCGATAAATCTACATCAACATGAATAACATGACTGCCAACAGGAACACCAAATATCATATAGTCGCCGGAATCATTGGTTGTTGTGGTAAATTTATAATATTTATCAAAAATTTCCAATACCAAATCATCATCTAATACTAATTCTTTGTTTGGAAAAGTACCAACATTAGCATAACAAGCATATTTCTTTTCAATTGGTAATGTGTTGTATCTTATATCGCCATTATAATCAGTTGCTGATTTAAAAGGATATTCAGCAGTTAAATCACTTCTTAAACTATCTTCAGCACTTAGTGGTATAAATACAGATACTCTTGCATTTGGAACTCCAAATGCATCATTAGCAAGAACTCTGCCAACTATAACGCCATAGCCAGCAGAGTGCGTTTTATACATTTTATTTTGGCCAATCTTTAAAGATAAAATCTCATATAAATCAATATCTTGTCTTAAATTTACGTTTAAAACTTGGTCTTGGCCAACATTTGCCTTTATTCTGTAACTTTTATCCATTTTTTAAAAAATTAACCATAAAATGCACAATATTATTAATAAAAATACAAAACGAAAAATATTGCGTATTATCTTCATCTTTTTTAATGCTTTATTCCTCCTTATTTCAAAACTATTATTAATAAATAATGATAAATCATAACCATTATCTATATTCTTACAATTACAAAATTTATTCATTTTTTTCTTAAATCATCTTAACACGTATCTGTATATTGCTGTCAGGATAACGAATCTGAAACATTGAATTATAATCGCTATGTAAAATATAATCAATGGCTTCCAAATCAATCTTAAATGATTTTGCGTTATCATCCACCTTGAAAGTGGAGTTATTTACCGTAGGACAAGCGCTGTTAGCACCCTCTTCAGGATATGGGCATCTATCAGAACTATAAACGCCATCGTAAATACTATATACTGAAAAATTAATTATAGAAATAACACCATCGACTAATGTTATCTCCTTTTCCAAATCGCCAATAAATATATCTTCACCCATGTCATGCTTATCAACAGACATATAATCAGTTATCAATTCAATGACATTATTTAAAACTGTAGGGGCATCATATGTTTTATTGACAAATAAATCTATTGAAAATCCAATATCATATATTTTACCACTTCTACACTCAACGTAATCGCTCACCGTTCTATAGTGAGATAAATATTCTTCTATATTGTCAATAAGAGTCTCTGCTAAGTATTTGGTTAATTTACCGTTGTAGTCTAACCCTAACATACTTAAATTAATCTTATTGTTTTCCTCTATCGCGGCAATTCTAAATGGAGCACCATATTTAGGAGGCATCATCATTACTCTAGCTTTATAATCCTTTACAGTTACACACCTCTCTTGAGAAGAAACATTGTACTTTGTTAAATACTTCACCTCTTCCTCAGAAGGAGAATCTTTACCTGCAACAGCAGGACTCGTGTTTGTCACGGTTAAAGAACCTAATACAGCACCCCTAACATCAGCAGCATTAGTATCACCAGTTACTTTCTCCTCAAATTCAGTAACGGCCAACTCTATGGAATTAATAGCCCCAGGAGCAATATTGCTTGAAACCCCACCACCAACTTTATAAAGGATAAACATTGTCCAACCTTCCCTTGGTAATACTCCCAACATATCATTATTGATAATATTGGACATTATTCTTTCTGAAAACTTCTCCTTCGTTTTGGGCAATTCATCATATAATACGCCACTTCCAAAAATAATCTTCAAATATCCCCTATCAGTATATTCAGTTATGAACTTCTGTTTCAAAGGCTTCCATTTACCCCTGTAATATCTTGTTGTTCTTGTAGAACCACTACCATCACCTTCAGTATAATCATCATATACCTCCGGATTATACATGTCAATCAAAATATTCTCATCTATATTAGCCTCACTGCCAAAACGATATTGGTCAGCTAATGACTTCACCTCAAAAAATCTAAACGTATCTGCCGCCTCTTTGGACATCCTAAATTGCTCGGCATCAATGTAAAATTCAGATATATCAGGGTCAACATTAAAATTTGCAGACTCCTTAAATATTATTGATTCAACATTCATTACGTTCTTTTCTGGAAGAATCACCTCCATAAAAGGCCTTAAATCCTGAGACGTTATAACCTTCTTAAATATCCTTGAACTACCATTTGTAGCCAAAGTTGTCTTTGTTACAGTATAAGCAGTTATAACACCATTGGAATTCCTTCTAGGAGCAAATGTCCTGTTAGAATAGCCATCACTGTTAAATTGCTCAGAAAACTTAACATCCTCAGTCAATTGGAAATTAACATTGCCGGCAGCAATAATAGTACTCCTCTTAACAGTAGGAGCATATCTCCAATCAGGTTGAGCTATATTACCATTAACATTCCCAACCGGCAAATTGCACGAAAAAGCAACTTCACATATACTTGCCTTTGGACCAGGAATCTTTAATCCATTGGTTCTTGCAATGTTATTAACGGTACTCTTTAATGTGGCACTATTTAAAGATGTCTCTTGGTACGCCCGGTCAATACTATATGATAAATTATCGCCAACGGCAGAAACAAGGTCAATGAACCAAGAGCCAACGCTTGAATCGTTGTAGCTATCGGCTAATTCCGGATAATATTTATTGCTGAATTCAATCAATTCAGACTTGTAGTCATCAAACGTTCTCGCTAAATAGTTTATTTTCTTTTGACTCATATGTTTAAATCTTTGTTTTTACTCATAATTGTGCAACAACACTATCATTTATTGTTTTATTTCCTTCCTTTATAGAATAATCTATTCTAACATATATTTCATGTCCGTCATCATTGCTTTGTATGACTCTTATATCTCTTATCTCAGCCCCACTTACCCATCTTTCAACAGACTCAATTATTTCATTTTTTATTGATTCCCATGAATCTTCTTCATTTGGAGTAAAAATATACTGTATCAAATTTGTTCCAAATTCTGGCATTCTTATTCGCTGACCCTTTGGAGTAAATATAACGTGCATTATTTGGCTTCTAATCTTTTCTTTTGTTGACATATTCACGTCAATAAAGAAATTTTGAAAACCATTATCTGTAAATGGATATTTTATGTTAAAATATTGTCTTCTAGCCATTGTTTTTTTAAATATAATTATTTAAAATTTAACTTTTTTGAAATAATTGTAAACAAAAAAATGAGGAACATATAATTCCTCATTTCATACTTTTTTTCCAAAATAACTCAGTTTTATCAATAAATTCTCCTTTAACGTTTTGATAAAACCTTTGATTTGTGTTTATATTATTCAAACCGCCCTTATCACTTTCATATTTGCCTTCCTTGATAAAATCAAAAACATCTATACCAACAATATTACGTATATTGGTAAATCCACTATATAACGCCGTTTTAAGGCCAAATTTGCTTTTTATAAAATTAGATAAACTAATTGCTTCTTTTATTCCATCAAATGAACCATGACCCATAAAACAAACGCATGATATTCCATCGTTTATTTTAATTAACTTCTCCAGTTCATTATGCGTAAGTTCAGTGCCAATATCTTCCCAAAGAAATTTTGAATGACACTCAGAACACTTGCAAGGACAGTTTGTTATGTTAATGGCCAACGTAATCTCATTTGGCACTTCCTCAAACACAACCATTGAATTATAATACTTAAGCATATTATATCATCTTTTTGTTATACAATATTAATCCAAATACTTCAAATAAAGGCCACAGACGCATTTATTTTTTAAAGTATAGTCAGTGCAAGGACAATGCAAATCTTTGCCCTCATACTGTTAAGAACACATTTTTAAAATGGAATTAACCACTGAGTCCTTTGGATTAAGTTTCCATCCATCTTTTCTAAAAATTGTTATCATTTTTTTGCTTCAACTTCTTTTTTAATAACATCAATATCTGTTACGCCTATCCATCTTTTTAGCTCCTTCTCTTCTTCATTAACTAAAATAAGAGTTGGAATACTCCTAACACCATACTTTGACGCTAAATCATAATTATCATCATCATCTATGTTACATTTTAATACCTCACAGACGTCAAAATTCTCCAACCGGCCGTCCATAACCTTACACGGGCCACACCAATCGGCATAAAACTTAATTAACTTTAAATTACCCATACATTTCCAATTATTAAAAATTGGGTAGAAAAAAACTGCCCAAAATATTATTTAAATTTGTTATAAAAATAATGAATTGCATAAAGGGGCAAAATTAATGGCCAAATAAGACTAAAAGCAACCTTCCTTAATAAATTACAATTCCATTTTCTCATAAATAAGCCGTATGATACAACTGCACCAACCAACCATACAATCAAAACTATAAACCAAACACTCATAATATTATTTTTTTTTTTATTTAATTATTAATCTTTTTATATATTAAATTTAAAATCTCATCCTTATCGGGACATTTTCCGTTGTTATTCCATATCTCCAAATAATTAAGTCCAGTATCTTTTGCAACTTGCCTTTTTAATGGGTCTTTTTGCGTCCATACTTTTATCGCTTCAGTGTAATCGCTATTAATATGCATAGAAGCTTTTTCCTCCATTTTTCTTAAAATGTCCATATGAGATGAAATATTTTCATTAAATGGTTCTTTTCCATGATGATATGTCCCTTGATACTCTGTGAACTACCCACAAACTAAAGATTTGTGGGCTTCTGACTTCATAGCTGATTGCCCTTGAAAGGGTCTTACATCTGCTCCATCAGTGTAATCGACAGTTCCTGCCGATATATTATTTAATCCTTCTGAAAGGATATTCATTGCAGCGTTTATATCTCTGTCAAGTACTTTTACTATCAGAAAATACATCGAGAGCCAAGGTTGGGCAATTCATCCCACCCACTTAAGATGAGTGGGTTTTCTTGCTCTATTATATATAAATAAATCAAAATCCGGTAAGTAAAAATCACATTTAAATCTTACGTTATTTACAGGATTCTTATATCTATCATCCGTGTACTGTTTCTCAACGTTACCAAATTCATCTTTTAGCCACTCATATATTTGTTTTTCATGGCTTGACGTGTGAAGAGTACCGTTTTCCTTCTTAGACATTATTTGCTTAGATACAGCCTCCGAATAATTCACCTTCTTCTGAATTTCCTTGCTCATCATTGGGTATTCAACGCCATATTTCTTTAAGTTGGTTTCCCTAATTAAATTTTTAACTTTTTCAGATTGAAAAACGTTCCTTGCGCCATAACGATTAATGTTGGTATTCTCCATCTTTCTTTTAACATAATCACTACATAACGGCGCAATACCACCATATTTTAAAATATTAGTTTTTTCACGCTTCTCCTGATTAGTAAAAAATTCATTTCCATACTTCTCTCCCTTGGTAGTACGTGACTTTTCTTTCATTATATTCGCCTGTGTGGAAAACTCTACGCCATAACGCTCCAAACAAGTTTTCTTCATCTTATCACGAATCATTTTTTTCGTCTCTTCACTCATGTTCTCATGCATCTTTATCTTAGCATCATGTTGTGCTTTCTGCATACATTCTTTAGAGCCACAAGTGTTAGCCAACATACTTGCATTCAATTTCCTAACATTACCACAGTATGGACATTTATAATTCTCAATAGAACCGCCAACTCTTAAATATTTATACCTCAAATTTATATCATCATACTTAGAGCCTTTTAAAAAATCACTCTCCCTAATTAACCTTTCTAGCAAAAGCTCATTGTCAAAAATAATCTTTTTAATCTTTTTTTGATTCTCAACCTTCTCCCTTAATTCTTCTACCACATTTTTCATTATTATTGAGCATTATTATTACATTACATCATATAAAATATAATAAAAATGCCCAATAAATCAATACTTATTCGTTGCTATAACTTCTCATACCCTCCTCAATCTGTCTGGCCTCATTAAACGAACTTACCCGTTTTAAGTACCCTATTATACGAGTCAGGTAATCTATGTTTTTGCTTCCGCATTTTGGGCATACCTCCAATGTATCTTTGCTAATATGTTGACAATCATTGCAGATACTATTTTTGCAATTAAATGTATAATAACTACATCCGTATTCTGATGCCACTTTCAACAATTTTCTATACTGTTCAAATGATAAATGTTCATTTATATTAATATGACAAGCTTGGCCTCCATCCAAATATTTAACGTATTTTTCTCCATGTAATTTCATTTTATCCAAAATAGATAAACTTGTATCTTCTGGGTTAAAGAAATAGCTACTGTACATTATATGTTTTGGAGAAACATAATACCCATCTTTTTTATCCCAATTATAATTCTTATTTGACAGATTTTCACCCACTCTGTTACGCTCCTTCTTGAAGTACCTTTTTTAGTTCTTCTAGCGGTGAAGGAAGGTTTAAAACATATTTTTTTGTTTTAAACGGGGGAACTTCTTCGAATTCCCCTCTCTATGTTACCATAGAGTTCAGACTATCACATCATTACTAATTAAGTAATGCCCCTATATTTAGTCGTTCACGCTGCACGAAGCATACAAACGCTTCTGCTTGCGCCTTGTTGTCCATTATGGAGTTCCAAGTCAATTAAAAGGGGTTTAACGTGTCCAGTGTGTTTAGGCACGAATTCAGTATTATACATACAATCTCTTGTTCTGTCTTTTTTATTTGAGATGTTGATGGTTTCAAGAATTAGGTTGACAAATTCTTCATATTTATCATTAATATTTGCCTCTATCCCAAGGAATTCTGCTGCGTCAGTTAATCCGTTGACTCCAACCGTTAAATATTGTTTTTTTAATGAAATAAATCCTGCGTTATATACGTCAAGCATTTTGGCATTGAAAAAGTCTTTTATAATTTCATTAAAAGCCCTTTGGTATTTATGCACCCTTTCGGTTATCTCTGTAAGGCCATCAGCTATAAATTGATATAAAGTAGCTTTGCTTAACACCTTGGATAAATCAACCTGTTGTCCTTTGCTAAATTCCAAGCCTTCAACCTCTTTAAAATATTTAATTGTTGCATTTTGAATAACCCTATTAAGATTTATCGTCATTACAGATTTTGAACCCGTTGCAACAGATGCAGTTCCCATTGAAAATTGATGCGTTGTATGGTTGTGTTCATCGTCTTCAACGTCTTTAAGAGAGTTTCTCAGTCTACAATTGTGAGTTATCAACCCGGATGGCAATGTGAAATATGGTTCATCAGTGTTACTGCACTCAATACAATATACATCATCGGAATAATCAATCTTTTCTATTGACTTTATTTTAAAGTATATGCTATTATTTTTCTTAATCCAAGAATTTTCTTCATCTTTATTCGCTCTATTGCTCGTATCAGAATACCATCTAACGCAATATAATGGGTAATTTCTCTTATATTCTTCTCCTCTTATTATTAATTTCTCATTGGTTTTATCAGAAATATTAATAATCGAATTCATACCTAATGATGTTATTAAAACTTCCATATCTTCTGCAAGTTCTTTACTTGTTGTGTAACATCTGTTAGAATTACCACCATCTGTATTATACCATCCATCTAAAATGCCTCTTCTAAATTCTTCCGACTGCAATAAACAGTTTAAATTAAGTTTTTTATTAAACGCATATGTTCCACGTTCCCAATGTGTCCATTTTTTAATAAACTCAACAAGGGCATTTGATGATATTCGTAATGGATAAACATTATGATAAATTTCGTTTAAAGAACATTTTTTATCGCCTCCAAGTTGTTCATTTGCAATATTAACGTTTTTAGCGGTTTCTTTATATTTTTCCTCATTTTGTGAAAAATTTATATCATAAATCTTCCCTTTTATTTCAGAGCCAAATGAGCCATCGCCTAAAAACGCCCCAATAGTAAATCCTTGCTCATATGTTAGCTTTTCATCTAACTCTGGTATTGCACTTAATTTTTGAGTATTAAACATCAAATAATCATTGGTTGTAAGTTCACTGGTTGGTTTTTCGCCGTCAATGGTAACATTAATATGATTATCTGTCATTAAAAACTCTTTATTGTTAAAAGTCGTAACTTTAAACATTTCTCTGTTTGGCAACTTGATGGATTTTCCTTTCACCCAGCTTCCATTGTGGAAAATTCTAAGATTTTTCTTATACGGCTCCCATTTGCAATTATGAAGTTCTTCAAGTGTTGTCAGCTTAACGCCTTGTGTAGAAGACTTCCATAAAACTTTCTGAGTTCCCGCAAAGCAACACGAACTCAATGAGTCGGGAGAATTGCTTAAATAACAGAAAAATGAGTGTCCTTCGGCCCACATTTTAGCTGTAAAGTCAGCATATTCTTTATCAACAACGTCATGTCCATCTGTAAGCATTGCCATGGTTTCTACTGGGAAAGTAAGAACATATTTATTTCTTTCTTCGTTAAACCATTTCATAAACTTCTTCTGAAGCCACGACAGGGTTTCCCATTTTGGAGCTGTTCCGTCTGGGAATCTAAAATCCCCAAATACTCCTTTAAAATAATTTTCATCGAAATATCCTACATTCCAAAAAACTGTTTGGTCAAAGCATTATTTAATTTTGGAACTATTAAACAATACTGTGGAGCACCTTTTGTGTATTTTTATACACCCGCGTGTTTCTGTACCCGTATCAATAGGGACGTACTTTCCTACAAAGGAAATGCTCTCTACACACATTAGATATTTTTGTATGTTATTGTTTATTAAATTTATAATTTTATATACATACATATTTTTATCTAATTTGGTTCGGGATTATTTTTACATTATCATTACTGTATTCTTTATATAAATATATGTTCCAAAAAGTATACTGACCATGTAAAACCTTCCCCGAAGCTATACAAGTATTATTTGCTTATGCAATTATTTAATTGCTGCTTGTATAACTGAGCCTGATAAAGCTCTTAACGCAGTAAGGGCACAAATCTACCCTCTATTGCCGGCTGGCATATTCATTGAATGAACCACTTGTTGGAATGCGTTTTCGATTACTTGTTCCAATGTTCTACCCTTTCTATTAAGTTCAACTTGTTTATCAAGTATGCTTAAATAATCATCTCCATAATCTTTCCTAATGAAATAGTCCATATACATAAGGAATTCCGGAGTGGCCACCGCGCCCATGAACTGAGATGAGACTGAGTAAACAAGGTTTATAAATTCTCCGCAATATGATTTTAAATCTGTTGGCGCTTTGGACTGTCCTCCCAATTTTTTAAGTCCGTCTATTAGGAATGGGTACATTGTAATTGCCACGCAGTACGGATAGCCTGGGGTTCCTGACTCATCGTGTTTATATAACACGTGTGTTTCCAAATCTTTTATATATTGGTCTGCCAACTTTTTAGAGTATAATGCTTTTATTTTATTATGCATTATGTATCTATTTTGTTGAATATTTTTGCCTTTGTGTAGCTCTTGTCCCAAGGTAACAACATTTTTATTTTCAACGTTGGCGTTTGAATCATATTTTGAACCCGTTGATGCATTTGATGCGTTAATATAATCTCTTATAAAATCGCTATCTTTTTCTAGTGTTTTTTGTTTTCCTTCTTTTTCTTCATACTTCTTAATATAGATTCTTGCGACCTTTTTATTTACTGACATCAAAGACTCTTCCACTTGTCTTCTGACTTCGCTTGATGAAATCTTATCGTATACATATAAGTTTTTTATTAATGATTCAATCAATCCGTCTGGACATTCTTCTTTGGCGGCGGCATATGCTTCACATATACCGTGTTTTACTTTTGAGATTGCGTACTCTTCAAAAGTTCCATCGCTTTTTCTTACTTCCATTAAAACAAAACTTTTTTTTTAGTTAATTATTTTTCTTTTTCGGTCAACCATTTTCATCTAGATGTGAAAATAAATATGCCAAAAAATATAAAAAAATTTTATTTTTTAGCTAAAAATAGCTATCATTTTTTTAACTTTATGATAGCCAATGAGTTTCCAATTAAAAAAATTTTATTTATTTTTTTCTATAAATTTTTTATAAACATCACTAGATTTTTCAAGTTCACTTTTTTCTTTTTGTTTTACAAAAAATGCACTTCCGTACTCTTCCACGTGGTCTGTGCTTATTCTACACGTGCCATTATTAAATTCAACGCCATCAAATACTCTTCCTGCTTTTCCTGCTCTATTTTTAAGGATTGCGATGGTTGCAATATTATTTTCAATATCATTGACTGTTCTTGCTATTGACATTACGATGTGCGCAATTTGTATTTTTTTAAACGAGCCGCCTGCTTTATCCATGGTAACTACTTCAGCGTTTAAAGAATCTTTTGTTCCTTGTACGGGAATCCATATTCCAATGTTAAGTTCTCCTGCAATTGACTCAAACTTTCTCATTGTTTTTCCTTCTTTTTCCCACTTATCATCGCTTGAATCTCCTTTACATAGAAGACATTCAAAATAGTCTATAATGACCAAATCGGGGCTAAATCCATTATTTCTTAATTTTATAATGAGTCTTTTTATATCATCGGCGGTTTTTTCTCCGCTGGGAAGTCTAATAATTCTTAAATTTTTTTGCATCATTTCTCTAAAAGGATAGTGTTCCAACTGCTCTTTCACTTGGTCCACTATCCCTGGTTTAGATAAATCTTTAGCTTCGATGCCTGTTATCCTTCCAATATGTTTTCTTTGAATTTGTTTAATTCTATCCTCAAAAACAATCTGTAGCACTTTAAAACCCTCATCATTATTTTGTGGGCAACAATAGGTTGATGCAAATGATGATATGGCGGTTGTTAATGATGTATTATGCGTTACAATGAAATCATCTGTCAGGTATAGGTGTTCTTCAGAATCAACCATTATACATTGTCCATCTGCTTTTCTTGAAAATTCAACAGACTGTATTGTTTTATTGGTATTCCACCTTATGAATAAATTATAATTGCCGCCATATTCAAATACTTGTGAAATTCCGCCCAAAGAACGAACGACAAATGATATTCTTGCGGCATCTTCCAATGAATCTGTTATCTGTAACAAATCATTGTGCATATTTTCATCTCCAATGGTTTCAATTAAAAACTTCTCTCTATCTTCTATGGTTGAAAATGCTAAATCATCATTTTTAATAAATTCTACCGGTTTACATGTTGGTATTTCAAATCTGTTCTGCCCTTTTTTAGTACGAAGTCCTTTCTTAACTATTTCAGATAATGGGAGTGTTTCAAAATCTTTATTTTTATCCTTAGAAAATATATTTCTCACATTCCACAAATGCTCCATTCCGCACTCAGTAAAAGTGCCATCAGAGAATGTTACTTTGTAAAAGTCCCAATCTGTATGAGGATAAACAGTTGTAACTACATGAGGCTTACCATCTGCTCCGATTACGTAATCACCTTCATGTATATCACCCATATTCTTTATGCCGTCAGGCGTAACTACCTTTGAATCATATGGTTGTACTTTTCCAAATGAAGATGAGCCAACTATTACGCCCAATTCTCCTTTACCTAATCCGCCTTCCAATGTTTCATCAATTTTGCCTATACCTGTTGGAATAACAATTCTATAGTCATCTGAGAGCACATTGTTTTCATCATCAAACACAGAACTACCCAAATCTTCTCCGGTCCCTTGTATTAATGCCTTATTAAGTATTTCAACGCATTTGTCATAATTTTCGACATCACCTTTACTTGCAATTGATATTATTTCATTTGCCACTCTAACCATATTCTGTTGCTTAAAAAACTTTTCTGACAATTCTTTTATATATTCACCATCATTATATGGAATTTCATGAATTTTTCTTAAAACTTCTAAATAGATGTCTTTTTCTTGCTCCGAATGCGATTTTTCAGCAAGAAGAATTTCAAGCGTCTTATAATCAGGTACAGACTGTCTATTTTTATAATATTCTCTCATAACCCCAACTATTGTCTTTAAGTTGGGGTTAGTGAATAAGTTTTGGTCAATAATATCACATAAATCTTTGAAAAATTCTATGTCGCTTAAAAAACTATGCACCAGTTTAAATTGAAAATCTTCTCCCAAAAAACCTAATTTATTTGAATTTGATGCATTTATTGCCATGATAATTTTTATTTTAAAAAAGATTAATTTACATTTCTTTTCTTAATATCTTCTAAAGCTAATTTTAGCCACTTTCTTTCTAATTTCTTATTTTGGGCATCTATATTGAAATTATATACTACCTCTTCGCCATTGGCATTTTTGCCATATGACTCAGATAAGACATAATCATTTACATCTGTATATGCCCCATCATGCACGGAACACGCTTCGCAAATCTGCTTGGTAATCTGAGCTAATAAATCTGATTTATCCATTATCATCCCCTTGAGAACTTGCTGCTCAAATGTAAGCCTGTCATCATTAGCTTTGAAAAATGATTCCTTATCATAAACATACACTCTACCATCTTTGTTTGAAATCTTAACATTTCTATTACTAATGTCTACCTTTTCTCTAATTTGCCTCGGATATGCATAGCCATCCCAAATTTTGCTAATCATAACTTTATGATTATCAGACACTTCAAACTTAAACGTACATTCCCAAGGCGCAATTAATTCAGAATTAAATTCCTCATTTGCATCTGGTTCATTAGGGTTAAAATTATACCATAAATATACCCTACTCTTTGATTTTAAATCATTATCAATCATTCCAACGATTTCATCTACTTTATCTTTAAAATCTAAAGATTCCATACTATGTTCAATAAAATCGTTAATTTTGAAATTTCTTTTGCAAATAATGTTGTTATTAACATATAACGCAAACTCAAATCTCTCTTCTTTGTAAACTTGGTCTTTTACAATTCCCATAATTAAATTTTAAATTAATAGTTAAACAATTTTTTTAATAAATCTCAATATCTTTTTAAAAAATAGTTGTTAACAAATGTTAACAGTACAAATATACAAAAAAATTTAAAAAAATAAAAATTATTTTATAACATTTTTTCACTATCTAGACATGTTTTTACTATACTTCTTCTCAGTTTTTATAATGCGTTCAAATTTACCAAAAATCTCTCCAAAATTGTCCATAATATAATTCATCCCATTTTCTTCTATAATTTCATATATATTTTTAATGCTCCTACCTTCATCGCTCAAAGGAGCACGAATTTCATCATTTAACGCATTTAACGCTTCATCCGTTAATAATGGCTCTGATAAATCTATAATCTTTTTGTTTATTTCATAAATGTCTTTGCCCTGTGACCCATCTGTAACGCCGTTAATGATGTTTTCGAGCGCTCTGAGAGGCTTTTTCTTCTGCTCCTTCCTCTCACTCAGCAACTCCTTTGAACGCGCTATAACGGCTTCCAAATCGCTTTTATTTTCAATCAACTCCGGAAACAATTTAACCAAAGTTTGCTCCCCAATTCCCTTTATACCTTTAATATTATCAGAAGAATCACCGCATATTATTTTCTTTAAAACAGTATTTTCATGCGTAATTCCAAGCTCTTTGGCAGAATTTTTTGGGCTTATAAATTTTTTTAAAGAAGGTATATACTGACAAACATCATCACTTATTAATTGAGTTAAATCCCTGTCGCCACTAACAATTACTATATTTTCATTTGGCAATTTATTCTTAACATAATAAGCAATCAAATCATCACCCTCAACGTCATCATACATAAATTGCCTAACATATAGATTCTCCAAAATATTTTGCAAAATCTCCCTCTGCCTCTGAAAACACTCATCATCAGTCTCAACACGCTTTAACTCTTTCTTGTTGGACCTACTGTAATTTAATACCTTCTTTACATAATCATTGATATTCTTATCATAATCTGTTGTACCAGCTCCAGCCATTTCATAATGTTTATCACGATTGGCTTTGTAATCTTTATAATAATTGTATCTTAAAATGCCCGAATTATAGCCATCATAACACACAACACAAAAATTAAAATCCTTTTTCTCCAATAAATGGCCCAATTGCCTCAAAAAAACAAATATTGCCCCATATTCTTCACCCTTTGAGTTCATCCTTTTATCAACCAATGACATTTTCAGTAATGAATTGCCATCTACCAACAAAGTAAATAACTGATTTTCTTTTTTTATACTTTTTTTGTTTTTATTTATTGGTTGTATCATATAAAAATTTTTTTAAATCTGTAATTATTATAATCTATTTCTTTCACTTCGCTGTAATATATTAATGTGTTCTTAACAGTTCAATCAAATCATATTCACATAGTTCCATAATTAACAACATTTGTTTCAATATTCTTATTTTTTGAAATTTCAATCATATGAGCGGTTCCATGAGAAACACCATCCCAAAATGCTATTAAACCATCGGCAACCTCCGCCATCTGCTCATTCCTTCTAAAACCAGCTGATTTTCCATATTTCTTCCAATCGGCGGGATATACCTCCAAATCAAAGCCCTCATCCTTGGCATACCTCTCTCCTAAGCTGTCAGCGCCACGTGCACCACCACTGATTATAACAATGTTGTGCGTTTTCTTTTTTTCAAACAAAAATTTATTGCAACTGTCCCTTAATAACTTATAATTGCTAAATCCTCTTGAGCCTGCAATTATAACTTTAAAATTATCTTTTTTTTTACCCATATTATTTTTCAATTGTACCATGCAATGTTGAAATATTTATATAAGTTTCTTTTTTTAACAAAACATTTATAGGTTTTTCAATATAAGCATCACTATATCTAAAGGAAATGCCATCTATAAAATCTTTTGTTTTAACTCCACCTTGTTCACGTATTTTTTCGTCTTGTTTAGCAAGCTTTTCTAGAGTCCATCCCTTCTTTTCAAGTAATTTAACAATATCAGACCGCTTTACCAATGCCCATTCTAACTTTTTTATATTATTTTTAGTAATAGCATTTGTATCAAAACGTTTTTTATCTTCAAAATATGGTATATCTGCTTCCAAAATCCACCCAAAAAGATAATATTCTGTTCTTTTTGTGTTATCCAGTAGCCATCCGCAGCGTTTTTGACCATTTTTGCTGATAAATGACAATTCCAATGAAAATGTTTCAAGATTTTTATTAGCAAACCTACTTGCTACCTTTTCATCAATTATTGAACGATTTAATTTACCGTCTTTTGTTGATAAAAGCAAATCAGAACCTGATATTTGTTCATCAAAACCATTAGTCCTCGCAAATTCAATAAATAAGTCCTTATTGGAATATAAATACTCATCCAAAAATGCAGCAATCTCCCTCTCAACCTCCATGTCGTTTTTCCTGTTATTTATCATATTTCAAAATGTTTTATTTCAAATATACAAAAAAATGTTAAAAAAACAAAATAAGTAGCCAAAAAATTGACTACTTAATAAAAATATTAGGAAATAATATACCTGTTGACACAAGTTTTTTTGTGTGCTATCAGATATTTATATAAAAATATAAAATAATATGAAATACTTAAAACTTTTTAAAACAACAGCTGAGTATGAAGAAGTTAGGCAAAACTTAGTTTTGCCTAACGTATCTCTATGTGAGGATGCTACAACTACCGTGCATTATAATCCTTATGTGCCGCAACATGATTATTCCCAAGACTACTTGACATTCGTTGCATTAAGCCAAGGCACAATAACAATAAATTATGATGAAGTTGATGGCTCTCCAACTACCATTTCATACAGCACAGATGATGGTACAACTTGGA